TTTGTCGCCGTAGCGAACGTTACCGGCGTCTTAACTGATGGGGCCGAAGTACTTAACTGCGTTGTCGCTGGATTGGGATTAATTCCCTGCGCCAATGTGTTGTGCTGCTGAACTGCCCATACAGGTGGTTTTGGAGGTGGCGCAGACGCCGATAACTGCACAACCGCCGGATTAGGATTAATCCCAAGCGTTAATGGATGAACTAATGGTTGGTCAACCTGTACTTTATATTTTGGTGGTGGCGCGGAATCCCAAAGCTGTCTAACCGCTGGATTAGGATTAATCCCCAACGTCGAATAATTTCTAAATTGCTCTGCAACAACCGGTGCTTTAGGGGGTGGCGCAGATGCACTAAGCTGAACAACCGCAGGATTAGGGTTGATTCCTAATGTACTGTAATTTAAAAACTGATCAGCCTTAACCTCATATTTAGTCTGTAATCGCGCAGTATCAACAGGCAAAAAGGGTGCAGTAACTGCCGTTGTAGTTAATGGTAGTAAGTTAGATGATTGATATAACTGAACCTGCCCTTTAAGTGACGGAGCGGATTCAAATTGCTGTTTAGCCGCAGGATTTGAATTAATTCCCTGCGCTAAAATATTATGTTGCTGTACAGCCCATACAGGTGGCTTCGGAGGTGGCGCTGATACTGAAAGCTGTACAACGGCAGGATTAGGATTAATCCCTAATGTTGAATAGTTCCGATATTGCTCAGCAACGACAGGCGCTTTAGGCGGCGGTGAGGACTCAAATTGTTGCCTTACCGCTGGATTAGGATTAATTCCCTGCGCCAGCGTGTTGTGTTGCTGAAAGCATTGAACTGGAGATTTAAGTGGAGGAGCAGAATCCCAAAGCTGTCTAACAGCAGGATTCGGATTAATTCCCAACGTCGAATAGTTACGAAACTGTTCAGCGTAAACCGGTGCTTTCGGAGGAGGTGCAGATTGATGTACTTGCTGACCCGGTGGGAACATCGCCACCGCAGCAAGTGTAGTAAGCAGTAAATTAGCTGTAACAAGAACAAAACCTGTTTGCTTTACTACAGGCGCAGAGAGTAAAGAAGAACTATTATTAAACGGTTGAGTTAATGGTCCCGGTAACGCCGAAATAGGCGCTTTACTTAGAGGATCATGACCTAAATTAGCCACTTCACCACGCGATCAACATGATCAAGCCCGGCCCGCCAGTCCCGCCGCTGCCTCCAGTCGTACCTCCACCGCCACCGGGACCGCCTGAACCGGGAGCAGAATTACCACCATTACCACCAATACCCGCATTGGAAGCTGATCCACTACACCCGCAATATGAAAAGAACGGCTTCCAAAGTGTTGGACCATCTGATCCGTTATTGGAGCCAGCAGCGGGGACAGCTGGTGCAATAATAGAAATATATGAATTCGATATAGCCGTAGCCCCTGCCCCAGCAAAATCTGCTGAAGTTGTACCTGCGCCACCCGGCCCACCCATATTAATTATGGAAGTTGAAAATGGAGAGCTAGTGCCTACTGCTCCTGTTTGCACGCCACCAATAAGTCCCACTACTCCTGCGAGAGCCGCAGAGTTAAAACCGTATGAAGAAAATAGTGCTTGAGTTGTTTTTAAAGCACCAGCACCACCAGCAGCCCCAGCGGCTACGCCTGTACCACCGCCGCCACCTGTTGGTACAGTGCTACCACCAGAAATAAGTACTGCATTTGTATCAGTACTATTATCTGGATAAACATTAATCAACGAAAGTACTCCTGATGATCCTGTTGCTCCAGCTGCACCTCCAGCACTAGGGCCTGGTACAGTTAAATACAAAATGTCAGGTAATAGAGTTAACGGAAATACACATTTAGCGTAAGCTGCTGATCCGCCGCCGCCGCCACCGCCTCGTGCTGCTGCTGCTGCTGCTGAAAATCCGCCTCCTCCACCTGCGCCACTACCCATAGCAAATGCATAAAGCATGGTCTTGCCACGCGGCTTAACCCATGTTTGCCATTGATTGGTACTAGAAGTCTGATTACCGACGTAAATTTTTACGTCAGCTGAAGCTGAGGGCGGTGGGCCGAACCAATCGGCCATTAATAATCTCCACCAATCACAGTAGCGACCCAGCCTGCGGCTACAGTTGTACCTAGTCCAAAATAAATACGAAAGCTGGCATTAAGTGGAAAATTCATTGGGTAATCAATTTCAATAGTCGCAGCAGTCGCAGTAAGTGTTGTCGCAGGAAGTGATACTTCACCATAGAACACATTATTCGCTGCTGTTCCATTGGTTGAACCATTATTAATAAATATACGAGCCACCGAAGCTATGTTTGTACCTCCAGCCTTAAAACGAATACGTTCTACGTAAGAGCCATTCGCTCCTGCGGTAAAAATCAAAGAATTATTAGCACCAATGCCTGTGTAATCATTTGCTGCTGTTAACACAAGCTGGTTCATAGCAGTCGTACCGTTATTCGATACATCACCCTGTTTAGAATAAATCGGGTCTACATTAGCGGGCACGACTCACCTTCCTGCGGCACCTGCGCGCCACGCTATAGATTTACCAATTGTGGGTTGACGCCATGCGGGGATGGTACAGAACACATATTTAGTTGTGCCTGAACCGAAACTCACCAATGCATTAGCGTTACTAGAAAAGAAAACAACGTCACGTACTAACGTCGTAGAAGCTGAAAGATGTCCCTGACCTACTTCCCAATCCCCTGTAGGCGCACCTGTCCCATCGATAGCCTCGATACAATATTCAAAAAACACATTCGTGCCGAACGCCGTATTAAACGATTGAAACCCAGTTACCGCACCAGCAGTGGTGATATTTCCAGTACCTGATGTTGTCGTCGTTTCTTTGACTCTATCGGCATACATCGATGCCGAAGACATCAATTACACCAATTCGTAGATAATGTGTCCTGAAGCAGCACTTGCCACGGTACCGGTGAATCCCGAATAAGAACATTCACCCAAAGGCTGTGTATTACCCACAATCGTAATTTCTTCACCTTGCCGTGCCTGCCAGCGTACTAAACCACCGAATGCATTAAAGCTGTGTTGAATCAAATGCGCTGTAGCCGAACGCTGTGGGAATGTCGTGGAACTATTAGAAAATAGTGCCAGAGTACCCGGAGCTGTAGTCGTTGCATCCATCGCAGCATTAGTAAGTCCAACGCTAGTCAATGATGTCGCTGCCACCGTAGTGTCACGGGCAAAGATATACACTTGCACTGCACCCGATGAGGCTTCACCACCAATCTGCACTTCGTTGACCTTAAGCTGCATCGTTGCTGAGTTACCGCCAAGCGCGGTGTACTTCAGTGTCGTCAACGCTAAAGTATCACCAGTGGCGACTGTGGCCTGAGAAGTAAAAGTCGTAACATAACGAGCCATTGAAATCTCCTAGGGAATAATAACAGGTGATTGAAACACTTCGCTGGATACCCCAGTTTTAGTGGCTTCATTTCTTAATTCATCTGCAATCTGCTTCATTGTCTTCATCTCAACGCCACTTGCGCGTACCGCTTCACAATTATCACAGATTAAATGATCAGTTTTAGGATCATAATTCCGTGGACGTGAGCGATCCGGATTCATCACCACAACTGTTTCACAATAAGGACAAGTAAAGGTGGCTGATTCAAATAACCCCCGCCCAGCGCCGGGTATAAGTCCCTGTGAAATTACTAGACTATCAGGCAACCCCGGCGAAGCCCGATGATCCATAACAAGATAACCTTCATGTGAACGTAGTGATTTCATAATCTATGTAATTCGTATAATAGCATTATTACTATTATTAAGAGGAAATGTGATTGTAAAAGTATTACTTGCTGTAATGTTACTTCCAAAAGCTAAAACCGCTACGGAACGATTACCTTGTGTCGAGTTATAGATTAAAGCCCCTGCCGTCGTAAATACCGCTGGAGTCCATACAGCATTTGTAAAACTAAAATAAACTGTTCCACCCGTTGTAGTACCTGTCGATGTAGGAGCAATAACAGTGAGTACAATTCCTCCTGCTGAATATCCCGTGCCTGTCACCTCATTCGTTACACTATAAACCGTTGTTGTGGCATCTAATTGCGCAACAGAGGTATACAAAGCGATTTTAAAAGTATCGATAGCTCGAAAATTACTTGTGAAGGCGTGATAACCACTAAGCAATTCCAATTTAAAAGAAGTGGTTTGCGTCTGAATAATGCTCATGTGACAGGCACCCGAACCTGACCATCCCGATAGGCATCCCGCCGATTCTTGCCATCGCCCAACATCTTCAAACGCCCCATACCCTCGGCATATTTCTTCTCATACATCTCTAATACGTCTGCTTCACCTTTCATAAAGATATACGCTTCTCGTAAAGATCCATAAAGCAGAACTTCAGGGAAGTTATTTCCTAACCACGTGGAACCAGCTGTTACAATAGTCGTAGGATAATAATAATAATGTAGTTCTACTGGGTAAGACTGATCAGGCGTAGGCCCTAATATCAACGTACTAGAATCAAACTGAGCGAAATAATTAGGAGTGCCTGTTACTGAAGCGGTGGGATACGCCTCTCGAATAAAATTGACATCTTTATCAATTAAATAAATATAAGGAGCAGGCGTCTGGGTCGTATCGCTGATGGCCAATGAAAATGTAGCCAACCAATCTGACGGTAATGTTAAATATGAATTGGCCGCCGTTGCAGTTCCTACCTGATTTTTACGAATCGCAGGAATCTGAATGCTGTTATAAATCCTCTCCTCTGCCGTTTGAACAAAAGTAGGGATATCTGCTAGGAAAGTAGATTCAACGTTACTCGTGTAATCCTGAATCAACTGCCACAGATTACTAGGGGAATTCGTCCCTACTGTATATGTCAATGGAAAAGCCATCAATTATTTCCAGCGTTTATTAATCTCACGAAATTTATCATCACGAACAAATTTCTTACCACGTTCCATTGCACCTGTGCCACGAGCATCTTCACGGACTTTCTTTTTAGTCCATGGTGTCACACGGTTATAAGTTGTCACATCATCATTATCGATGCCTGTTTGTGGATAACCATTACCTACACCTTCAGTGCTAAGTTCAACAGGCTGTTTAAATTTACCAATAGGATCTTTAGTATCAAACGGAAAATACTTAAACGGCTGCTCCACATGATGTTTCTTAGCCATTACCGACCCCTTCCAGAACTTTTCTGATTCATCGCACGAGCTACATTTCGACCATACTTTTTCATTGCTAATCCAGTCACGCCACCACCTTTCATCTTCAAAGCAGCAGGTTTGACCATCTTCTTAACCATCTTCCTATCCTCCGCTTCATCAGAGTGCATGATCATCTCCTAAGTAGCCGTTACTACAACGGTACCCAAAAAACTTTGACTTACTAATGCATTAGGGAAAATTAACTCAGATCTAGGGATATTGTTCCCCGGAATATTCATTCCACCACCCACAGGATTCCAACCCCACTGAGTCATCCTACTCCCACCTGCGCCTTTATTCCCTTGTTCATAATACCCTGCACTATCAGGGCGTGGGTTCATCACTGCCTGTGGATCATCGACAGGATACATTCCTAATTGCAACTGTGGATGATCAGGGTCCCAGCACTCATTACAAGCCAGAATATTAGTCTTTTTAGTCTTTACTATAAGTTCCCGTAGCTCAGACAATTTATAACGGAAACCGCAGACATCGCATTCTGCAATAGCATTCTTGCCACTTGAGTATTTATTACCCAAGGAACATCCTACGCGGCACTATCCGCATTGTGGCTTTTTCACGATCCTCGTTGGCTGCCCGCATCCACTCTTCCTCATAAGCTTGCTTGAGCATGGGGATGCGAATCTGAGCTGAAGGGATCTTCAATGACATGTAATAAGCCAGCCCTGCCACTGCTGCTGGTAAAAACCGATCCGGTAAATCCTGACCGCCGACACCAGTTCCCGCGTCTTGAATCTGACGCAACCGGTAATACACGAATACCCACGTCGTTGAACCATCAGGAATAGGCCATAACGTGATATTAGGTGGGTTAACTCCACCCATCGCAGTGTTATTAATGCCCCCCTGCCGATTAATCCAACACTGGATTGGACGACCTTGTGTCAACTTATTAGGTAACGTCATATACGTGGATTCAGAAATCCGCGTAATGGCAATATCCTGTTGAGTACTGACGCTTCCTGCGCCTGTGCGAATTACCATATCAAGAATATCAATGGTATCGACAGGTAAATTATAGGTCGCAGTACCCTGAACCAAGGTAATGCTGTACGGGCCGTCTACCGTCCAGAGATTAATACCCCGGTTCGCCCATTCCAAAAACATTAAACTCAGGCTACGCCGGGCGGACCGGAAATCGTAACCTGAGCGAAGTTCAGTACCACACCTCTCATATGCCTCTTCAACAAGAGTAGAGGTGTCAAGATTAAAATTAGTTGTCCCTGATGTGGGGTAGGTCGGCGTAGTCATACATGGGCCTCCCCAACTATCAGGGAGTTATTTCCCGTGAAAATGCTTCCGAGTATGTTCCTGATGCGGAGCGTAATGCTCGGGATGAGAACCATGATGAGGGCCAGAATCAGACATTCCATGTTCTTGAGGAGGTGTCTCATGTTCCTCATAATGCTGCGGTGAATGCGGGGTCTTTACGACACGACCGCCCATCTTATGATGCTTAGCCATTCTAAACTCCTTTAAATAAACTTACCGCGAGTATGGCCACGTTCTGCAATACCATCTGCACCAGAACGAACACCGCCACCACCCGAATAACCTTTACGAGCAATACCAAAACCGCGAGCCTTACCACCACGCTTCATGGAGACTTTCTCACCATGAGCATCTTTATCTTCGCCCTTAAGACTCCACTTTTTAGTATGTCCTTCTTCACTCTTAACCGTTTCACCACCAGCAGCCATTTTCTTAACTCCTCCACCATGTTTCATGCCGGGTGCGCCGGGAGGCATACCACCGGGCTGACCTGAAGTAATGGGACCCGCAGAAGCGTTAGGTGGAGGGGCTTGTTCAGCCGCTGCCATCAATGCCGCCGGTAAACGGGGCTTTACAGATTTCATATGTCCACCCTTCTTCATATGCTTACCCTTATCTGCTTGATTAAATTCTTTCGCTACAGAAACTGGAATGCCCATTTTCTTGGCGAAAGCTGGATTGTGAGCCGCCGCTGCCATCGTCCGTTTTTGCGCTGGAGATGTACTTGGCATATTTAACCATAAAATACTGTAATAGATCCTACAGTTGTAGTCAGTGTTAAATAGGGATCGCCAACATTACAACGAATACCTTCACCCGGAATAACCACATTCTGAGCACCTACCGGAACAATAATTGATATCAAGGTAGGTCCACTTGAACTACCATCTGTAATCGCTACAGTACCACCCGTAGTACAAGAATAATAGATTCCTTTAATACGAGGGAATCCTCCTCCCATACCACCAGCAGCAATACCTCCAATAGCTAATGCCCCAGTAGCAGAGACTGTCTTGGCCTTAACATCAGTTTGTGTAGCCACTGAAGTAAACTATTAATAAGTCGCCGGGAACGTTGTATTCGGGAACGGCGGGGTCTGCGGATAATCTGTACCATCTACGTTATTGGGCGTATAGATAATATTGTACTGAACCTTACCAGCAGTCACGTTCGCTACTGTTGGAGTCAGGAAGGCATAAACCAGAATATCTGTCGTTCCAATACCAATACCATCAGGTGATGCGGTAGTCGCCAATCCACACCACGCCACTAATTTAGTGGCAGCACCTGTATTAGCCAGCCTGCCCTGTGTCGTAATATCAGTAGAAGCCCACAGCAAAGCTGGGGTCGCAATCGTACCAATAGTCATGTTAGCAGCCGTAGATCCCGTAAACCCTGTTAACGTATCAATATTAATCTGAATAATTGTGGCGCCCGCTGGGATAGCCCCAATAAAATTCTGAGCGGTAACGTTAAAAGCCGAAGTCGTGTAATCAACCTGTAAATCACTATTACAGATGACTGCGCCTGTATTACGAACAGTACCGGGTGTGGTACCTGTTGTATTTTTTACAGTACCAACCAGTAGAGGGCCAAGAAATGTACGTAAGCCCATGTCAAACTCCTACCCCATACACGGGGAAATTCGCTGTACTGTCTGTGTATCGTCCGCTAGGTCGGTCAGTACAGCTCAAAATCCTAGATAGCAAGTCGCGCTTAAGCTACGCCAAAAACGCCCAGCGGATCTGACCAACCGAACGAATAACGCTCGCGGCTCTTGTACCGCACGTTACCCGTGTCGAAGTCACCATCCATTGAATTCTGAAGCGGAACACGTGAAAAGTGCTTTAGACCGTTAGGTACATCAGTCAACAGATACCAACTATGGGTATCAGTAAGGAAGTGGTTGACCTTAAATCCTTCAGGAATTGCGCCCATCGATTTCAGGGCATTGATGTCGTTATCAGTCGTTCCAACACGCAGTTCCGTATCAAGCAGACGCTTGCTAACAAACATGTTATTCGGTGGGACCACCAGCTTACGGGGCTTAGCTGCAATCAAAAGGCCACGCTCATCTGTCCATGCCGCAATCTGAATGACCGCCGCTTCCAGCGACGTTTCATTCAAATCCGGTGAAGTGCTGAACGTATTATTGTTTGTACCACCACTAACCAGCGGATGCGCTGTGCTAAACAGTGACACGTTATCACCACCTACGGCTGAGGCACTAAAGCCGTTATTGATGATATACGCTGCTTTCACCTGCTTGGTATAAGCCATTGCACGAGCCAGAGACTTGGTATAACGCTTACTAAGTGAGTCATAGAGGTTATCCTCAATAGCTTCCTCAGTAATGGCAAATCCCAACGCAATGGTCTCGTGATTATAACGAGCGGTCCATGCTTCCTGCGCATTATCATACGCAATCGCATTGCCCTCGTTTTTAACCGGAGCGGCATTAAAACCTGCCAGCTTGGTCTCTTCTTCAAAAGAACGCTCGGAAGTCTCTGTTTCATAGAGTTCCTTGTGTTCTTCACCATAGGTGGCGTACTCCATACCGAACAGGGCATTTAAACCCGGCAGTAGTTCTTTAAGGAGCTGTGCCCGTGAGATAGCCATGTGTCATTACTCCTTAATTACACGATAGAGATTGACGTGTAATACCCATGAGTGCCCATGTTAAATTTAACAATGGCCTCTGGATACTGAGTCAATATTAAAGTAGGGGTACCTGTAATGCTGGTTAATGGAGCATTACTAATCACAATGTTCGCCGTGTTGTTAGCCGTAATGGCTGTCGTTACAAACGAACCCGTATCAACAATCTGACCATTAGGAACAATCCATGACAGTTGCGCACCTACTGGTACTGCGAATGTCAAGTTTGCTGATGCCACAACCGTTGTACTGGCGCCGCCACTTGAATACGTTGCCGTACCCAAAACAACCGCCGTATCACGAACAATATCAATGATTCGGAAAGGATCGGCGCTCGCCGTCAATTCACCAGCAATCGTCTGAGTGATTGCCGTATACAGCAACCCGTTCGATGAGTTGCCAGTATTAATGTTACCAGCGAGATCAGAACCCGTAAGATTCTGCCCCACCATCGCAGGAGACACTGAACCAATCGTGGTACCACCCTGCGTGGTTACAACCGCTGCCCTATAAGCAGCATCTGGATCATCACTGACATAAGCAAAGGCGTCACCAGCCAGCGTTGAAGCAGGCCAGTACTGCGCATAACGCTTCTGTTTGGTTGATGGGTCAGTGTAAGTGCATCCAAGGAATACACCTACGGTACCGGTGGTACCACCCACAATCGCACCAGCACCCGTTGAATAAGATGAACCCGCAGCGGCGGTGATAGTGCCAGCCCAGTTAAAGGCGCCCGCAGTAGTAATCGCTACCCGGTTAATCTGACCACGAGAAATGGAGACAAAATCCCCATAGAAAATACTCGTCGCATATCCATAGGCAATTGGCAAAGCACGGGTAGACCCTGCAAATACCTGCCCGCCAATCAGATTAATCGGCTTAAACCCATAAGGGGCTGAAACAGTAGGATAAGCCATTTAAATCTCCTAATTACTTAGAACCTTTTCCGAATCCCTTCGTCACCGTGGATTTCTTCTCACTGAACAAATCCATATTTGACCGCGCGTCCTTAGAACGTAGAAAACTATTATCCACGGCCTCTATCTGGGCCTCAGTCTGTCGGGCGTAATACTCACGCCGCGCTTCCACCTTTTCCTTGGGGGACTTGCAGAGCAGTAGCCCCCCGATCTCAATGTTGTCCTTATAACGACTGTTGGGATCAGCGGTGTGGTGAATCTCTGGATGGTCAAGGGCCTTCACTGGCTCCCATCCTTCCCTGAACATTGCGGAGGCGTTAGTGGGATCTAATTGACCCATTATCGACACTCGGACGTATTTGAACTCCCATCCTTCTTGTGGATCAGGGGTCGGTAAAAGTTGCGGGGGTCTCCACTCTTGTTTACGTAATGAAGCGTCCCGATCTTCCAACTGACGGGCTATGCGCCCAGCGATTGCATCAGCCATTGACGTTCTCCAGCTTAATTTTTTCACGCGCATACGCTTCAGGAGTGAGCCCCAGCTTCTTAGCTATGGCCACTTCTGTCGTCGTAAGGCGGATTTGGCGCGGCGCGGATGAGCGTGACGCGGAGGCAACTACGGTGCTGTTTCTACGAACAGGTTCTGGAGCGGATTCCTCGAAATTTTCGGGGAAGCGTTTACGCATCGTACTATCAATTCTTTGATAGTACTCATCGCTTGCGGGGTCTACACCCTGTTTGACCAGCTTCTCATGTAAGCCCAGTGCGGAGGCGGTCATCTCCGGATCAGACCCGAACCAACCATTTTTTGATTTCCATGCATCGGCTTTTGGGTCCGTGCGTGGAGCAGGAGGTTGGGGCTGTTGAGTTGTTTGTACACCTGATTCTTCCGATTGTAAAGAAGGCTTAAACCCTTCGACTTCACGCATTTTCAATTTGGCGTCTGTCATCAGCTCCTGAGCTTCAGTGATCTGACCCGCATCTCCAGACTCATAAGCGGCCTTCAATCGAGTACGTGCGGTCTCAATCGCCTGCTTGGCTGCATCGCCCACTTCTTTGATAAAGATCTTCTCACCAGTATTAAGTCTTTGTCTTAGTTGTTTCACTTCTTCAAATTGAGTCTGAGCGAATTTCAAAGCCTCATTCTTTTCACGGACTTCAGCTTCTTTTAAACGTCTTTCATCATGAAATACTTTACGTAACTGCGACATCCGCAGTCGGACCTTTTCTGAGTATTCAGATAGATCATCTTTATCAATATCCTCCACCACTTCCTTGGGCATGGGCTCACGGCCACGGTCCTCTGGTGGAGTGTCATCGACAACCTCTACCTCCAATTTATCTTTAGCGTCCTGTTTTCTCTTGACCTCATCAGGAAACTCAAACTCATGTACCTCTGAAACGGCCATCTTAATTCTCCTGTGTCCATTTGCTGCCTTTTGCTCGATTTTCTCGTTTAGGCAGTACTTGCAAGTTACTCAGGACGTGTAATCCCGAGACCCGTTCACCATATAAAGGAATGATGTGATCTACTTCATATCCTTTATTTACCTTACAAAAATCATATAATTTTTGAATTTCAATACGATCAGTGTTAGTTAACCAATTAACTCCTCTAATTCTATCTGTTCGTCTACGAACGCGCTCAATTATTTCTGCTCGTCGTTGTTTATATCGTTTACGATAATAACTTCGCTGTAAAAAATTATGCTGATCTCTATGATCTTTATCAGTAATAAATTTTTTATAGTAAGCTTTTACTCTAGCTTTAACTTCAGGACGTTTAGAATATTCCCGCATATAAGCTCTATGTTTAGCTTTTTGTAATTCATTAAGCATAAGTTATGCTCGCCCGATTCCTCGGGGGTCTTGCACAGCACCTTCTACTGTGTCGTCGTTGATGATTCTAAATTCTCTACCATGGATCTTCAGGCGCGTGCCTGAATATGCACGGACAACTACAAAATCACCTTCTTTACACCACGGCCCATTAGGAAATTTATTTTTATCCTTATAAGCTTCTGGACCTATCTTGCAGACAAATAAAACTACAGATGTCTGTTCTTCAATAAATTTTTCTTTTTCAGGCTTAAATAACTTACTTTCACCATAAGTGTCTTGAACTGCTGGAACCATACATAAAATCTTCCATCCAACCGGATCTGGAAGCTGCTTAGCTCTTTCTTCTGCTAAATCTTTAGTTTCTTTAATTGCAACCTCACTCATCGTCAGTTCCTTCTATTTTTGTACCGATTTCATCTAGCATGTTCAATGCTATTGTTAGTCCTCTGTACTGACCCACTACATACTTATAATCCTCAAAAGTTGTGAAATTTCCGTTTTGCATCGTAATGGTCAAGCGATCTCGACCATCATTAATCTGTTTAGTCATCTGCTCCCATATTCTTAATGCGTCTGGTGTCATTTCTTAGCTCCCGGTGCAGGTTTTGGCCTGTTCTTGGCCGCTTCTTTTGCGGCTTCCGCTTTCATCTTCTCCATCTCCTTCTGATGCTCCAATAAAGTCTCATGCTTGTGGAGGTCCAAGTCTTGCTGGGTCTCATGCTTGTGCAGCTCAGTATTTAAACTCGCCGCGTGCTTGCGTAAGTCCACGTTCCGATCCTGTCCCTGATGGAAGTGCTCACGCTGATGCTCCAGCTGGTTCTTATGCAAGTCAGCCACGGTATCAATGGCATGCTTGTGTAGGTCGATCTGATGCTCCTTGTGAGTCTTGGCAATATCTGCCCCCAGCTTGGCTCCCTCTAACTGCTGTTGACTGGCGGTCTGTCGCCGGGTCTGTTCAGCCTGCTGTTGAGCCTGTGCAGCCTGCGCTTTCTGCTGAGCGGCTTGTAACCCCAACTGCGCACCAGCCTGATGAGCACGCATGCGCATGTCCTTCTCTTTCAGGTCCTGCTCATCCTTCTTGGCCGCCGCGTCGATAATATCTTTACGACCCTTCCGCATCGCTTCAGCCTGAGCCACCTGCATCTTGTTTTTACTTTCGAGTTGCGCAATCTGCATCTCCTGTTGTGCCAGCTGCTGCTTCATCTGCATGTCCTGCTGCTTGAGCTGCAATTCCTGAGCCTTGAGCTGTAGCTCCTGCTGCTGCATCTGGATCAGTGGGTCCTGTTGTTGCTGCTGGGCCTGCTGAGCCTGAGCCTCCTGCTTGTCCTTCTGCAACAACTTGGCAGCGGCTTGAGCGGCAAGTGCAGAAATCCGTACCTCCACGTCAGGCGGCATGTGCCCAACGTCCAAGTCCTCCCCGCCAAAGTCCGGTGGCGGCGGCAACGAGGCACCGAGTTGCGTCTCAAGCTGCTTGCGATATGCATAAGCCACATGCTCCATAATGTGTGCTTGAGCAGCCGCCATAATGATGGGGGCCTGTGGATTTTGGCCCGCGATCTGCATGATCTTAGGATCTTGTAGTGCGGCCATGTGGACATGTAAGTGGGCTTCATGGTCTTGATACAAGAAGGCTTTCACCGGCTTGCCCATGAGGATAGTCATATTTTCGCTGACCGGATCAAGGGGCAGCATGTCGGTCTTCATTGGCACGATCTTCTGGGAGTTCTTTACCCCCAGTGTCTCGATCATTTGCCGGTGAAGAAACGGAAGATCGTAGATCTGAGGCGCAGATTGTGATAGTTGAAGTACAGCCTGATACTGGACCACGCGCTGGGACATAGTGCTGGCGTTCGGGTCCGACACCGGGATGACATCACAACAGTCGTAGTCCGCTCTTTTAGCAGTCGCCACCCCGACCTCTGGCTCATAGTCGTAGTCCTCTGGTGTGTTGTCCCTGATGATGGCAGCGAGGAGCTTGAACTCTTGTTTCATCGTATAGTGAATGCGAGCCTGCACTGCGCTCATCACCTTGAGTACCCGCTCTAGGATGGCGAGCGTCGTACCGACCGGGGATTGTGAAGACATGTCAGAGACTTTAAGATCAGCCACAGCGGCGAACCGGCGACCGTCTTCTATCACTTGATTCATCAGAGCCAGTAAGACTTGGCTCGGTTCTTTATAAGGGAGTGGCAGAATATTATCTTTGATCGTCCCGCTGGGGAGGTCTATATCGCGCCACTCTCCGGGACTGACGGGAGTGTCGTCTCCTTTAATTCGCATTCCATTGGCTTTAAACCCGCCCGGCAGATTGCTGAGAGTTCCCGCGTCGATAAGCTGTCTAAGAAGGCTTGTAGCTGAGCGAGCGTGACCCCCGATAAGATGAATAAGACCGAAGTAGTAGAATCCGAAACCCGGTATATAGCCGTAGTGGACGAAATGCTGCCGTCGGAGTTTAAGCGGATCTTCCCTGAGCCAATTCCTTCGTATCGCAAGGACAGTGTTGGTACCTTTCTCGATTGTAACCACATAAGGCAGCTCGATCCCCGTGGGGTGTCCGGACTTGTCTTTATCCTCGTAGCCTATTAGGTCCAAGTTGACGTGCATTTCTAGTAACTGAAACCGGCTGTCTATGGCAGTGGCACTGAACCCGGTCTCTTTGGCTTTCTGCTTCTCTACGTCATCCATCACAAGAAGTGGCGTACCGAGGTCTTTTTCACGATAAAACCCCGCGACCTGAAGGCGTTTCACCTCGTTAGGGGTTTTGCGCATCCGATGGGTGACCCGCTCGGATGCCTCAATACTGGTCGCTCCGTAAGGGACCACAATGTCTTCACTGCCAATGTAAGGGGCGGTCTGACGATTTAAAGAGGGGTCAAAGTAGATCTTTTTGAACGCGTTGCCCGATAGACACAGGGTCAGTAACATCCGTTCATGCTCGGGCCTGTACTCCGGCATACACTCTGTCAGCTCGTAGTTCATGTCATTCTTGACACGGATCGACGCCTCTATTTTCTCGGGCGTCTCTTTGCCGATGATCGTGGTCTTGACCGGCCCAGCCGCCGGAAAAGTCTCCATGATGGTCTCGGACTGGAACTTAGTGGCTGACTCCATGAGTAGCGGATGAAACACGCCACAGGCTCCTGCCCATGGTTCGGTCACGTCGTCATACTTCAACCCCAGTAACTTTAAACCCTCTATATAAGTCTTTAGCCACTCCTGCCTGTCGCGGCAGTCGGTGTCATAGTCAGCGATCAATTCACCGGCTAGAGTGGAGAGTTGGCCTGCGTCGATCTTCTCGGCTAAATTCTCATCGAAGTCTTCTTCCTCTTTCTCCTCCTTCTTAGGCTCCGCCCCCTCCTCGACGATCTCGATCACGATGGGGTCGAGCCCGTTGGCAAGACTCTCGATCCCCTGCGGAGCCTGCATGATGCCGCGATCTATACTCATAAAGAATTCCTAGATGACATGGTAGTACCCCTTGCCCCGCTTGCCTCTGAACATCTGTATGGGGTCAGGCTCATCGCTCGGGAGTTTTAAAAACCCGCCTTGCCGGAAGCGGATCAAGGCTAAAGTGGTCGCGTCAACAAGGTCATCATTTTTCCCGCTCGGGAAGTCGTTACACTCCTCGATGACCTCATGCGCCCAGCGCCGGTCCGGTGCCCACACGATGCCGGAATTAAAGAGGTCGCTCACCGCGTTGACTCTGGCTATCTTGTCTTGGCCTTTAGAGGGGGTAAATTCCCCAATGGGCAGACCCATGCGCCGCATTTCTTGATAAAGAGCTGAACCGGACGACTTTTTCTCAACAATGAAGGCGTCGGGCTTCCACTCGGTGTATTGCTCATACACGAGCTTCTTGAGTTCAGGAAATTCCAGCCTTTGTTTGATCGCATTGAGTAAAATAATATTGTAATTATTGATTTCTTCATTAAAGAACACGCCCCATGTCAATAATGCATTGTAATCGGCCTGATTATGGGCCTCTTGGGCACTGTCCAAGCTCATAATCACGAAACTACAGTCCGGTGGCGTTTCTTTTTCCCATATTTTCCACCACTCCCGTTTAATTAAGGCCCCTTCCTCTGAAGTGGGGTTCTGCATGTACTGGGACTGCCAATACCGGATGTCTAAACTGTTTTTCTTCGCTAAAAGCTCCTCCACGGGCCAAAATTCCGGCCATAAACTCGTCCCATCATCCAAAATGGCTGGAAATTCGACGATCTCATACTGATCCGCATCGTCGTTGCGGGTCATGTGGTCAATAATTTGGCCTGTAAGGTCCATTTTAGACCACCGGGTCATCACAATAATGACCGATCCGCCCGGCATCAGGCGCTGGAGAGGTCCTGACTGATACCATTCATAAACGGGGTTGAAAACTTCGGGTCGATTTTGTTTAGCTTCTTGCTCAGAATGAGGATCATCAATAACGAGCAAATCTGCGCCTCGTCCCGCAAGAGCGCCTCCCACTCCGATGGCGAAATATTCACCGTTAAAATTGGTTCCCCATCGAGCAGCAGATTTAGAGTCTGTTTGCAGCTCCACGTTGGGGAATATATCCCTAAACTGATCGCTGCTGACCAGATTGCGAACGCGGCGGGAGAAATCAACGGCGAGGTCGGCGGTGTGTGAGGCAATGATCACCTTCTTTTGGGGGTTCCTCCCCAAGAACCACGCTGGAGCAAGGTAAGAGATCATCTCACTCTTGCCGTGACGTGGTGCGATGTTGACAATAACCCGTTTCTTACGCCCTGCTTCTATGTCCTCAAAGATCCGGGCCAGCGTCTTGTGATGGGGGCCGACTTTATAGCCTGTATAAACATGCTTTATAAAGTCTAGGAAGTTGTCTTTGCCTAGAGTCTTGGTAATCTGTGCCTGATAAGCCTTGAGTAGCTCGGCGATCTCCCGCTTGTCTTTGTCCTGCATCGTCGGCAGGGCTGAGCGAAGCTTAGCGAGCGAAGCGGGTGTGAGGTCAATGCTTGATGGGTTCAACTTGATGCTCCAGTACCCGGACTTCTAGAGCATCAATGTACGATTTTAACTCTTGTTCAACTTCTGCTATCGGTTTGACTTGCATCGTCACTTCACTGCGACGCTTGTAGGCGTCTACGCCATCCACTTCACCAAGGATGCGAAGCGCTGCGATGCGATCTTTACTAGAAGATGCATTCTCGACTTCCATCAAGAGCTTGTTCACAACGTAATTTTTTAATTCACTGAGTTCATCTACGATCTGACAATTAGTCTGTTGGACTAAACCTGCCAAGAACGCCATGGTCTCATTGGCGTATTTACTAAATTCTGGTCTGAGTTTAGGATTTTCCATCATAGCCTTGGCAATCATCATCGCCTGATCTTTGTTCTCTTGATCAGGGATGATCGGTATGCCTGATAAATCACTGATTAATTTCACCGTGCGGGCTCTCATCGAGAGTTCCTGCGCGGGGGATAACTCTGGAAAAGCCTCCACAGCCCCTTTGGGTAAAGGGATGTCTATATCGATCTCGGGGACATATAAAGTCTCAGGCATCTTCCGAATATAGATCAATTAATCAATAATTTGCAATGAAAGGAATTAGGGAAGTATGAGAAAGTGATGAAAAGAGGGGAATTACTCGAAGAAATTTTCCAAAATTATCCAGCTTGTGCTGAGGGGGCTATTTTCATAGGACTTGAGAGGGGGGTGTGACGAGAAAATTCTAGAATACTTTAAAAGAATTTAGTTGGGTAGATAGTATTTTAAATGATATTAAGTAGCTACCGGCAGCTACCCGTACTTTATAAAATAGAGTGGGTAGATAGTATCTTTAAACATGACGGGGCCCTCTCTGTATTTTCAGCATCGTATGACCAGAACCAAGACGGCGTAATGGGCAAGCATGCTTTCATCAAAAGCGGTGCATAGGGTACCTGTGGGGTTAGCATTCCATCACCTGATGGAATGTAAAGTAAAACTAGACAGTGACAGGAATAAGGCGCATACTCTTACCACGCTAGAGAATGTCTCTAGTGATCTAGGAGAGAGCAAACATGATTAACAAGGTAATCGCAGACGCGGTACGCAACGTACTGCCCGTGTCGCAGCGCATCGGCGCACTGGCGCACGACATGCTGCAAACGGAACAACACCTGTCCGAGAGGATCGGCGAGTGCAAGGTGCTGAAAGTGTTCACTATCACGACCAAGCTTCCGGATGGTGTGACCAAGATCGAAGCAGCCGACCCGGAGGCTAAGGCTGCATTCCGCAGTGCAGTTGAGAACTACTGGTGCGCACTGCCCGGACAGGTGGACACGCGTTACGATGTACTCAGTCAGGCCGACGGCACGATTCGAGTCCATGACAAGGGCGCGCATGTGTTGACTGCGGCATGGGCCATCGGACTCTCGAAAGAGGACGCGCAGAAGCTGGCCGGGAAGCCGGATCAGATCGCCACGCTGCGCGGGAAAGTGCGGGACATGCGGAAAGTGTGCAGTTCCTTCTTCTCGACACGCTACGACCGGTGGGAACGCATGGCCAATGACGCCAAGCGGGAGCGCGGCGATCCGGCAACCACGGATCAGTTCACGGCTCAGCACGTTGATGCCATCTGCAAGCGGAACCGCAAGGACAAGGTAGAACTCGAAACCTTGCTTGCCACGGTCACCAAGCGGATCAGCGCCGCCTACGCGACCAAGTAAGCCTCACCATCCAACTATTAAACCCGCCGTAAGGCGGGTTTTTTTGTCTTTACCATTCCATCACGTGATGGAATGTTATTACAGTCCACGCGGCTGCTTGAAACCAGTTCCCGATTTGTGTGCGTGCGCACGATAGCACGTGGCAATACCGTTTGCTTAGATGATGTGAACATCAAAGGTATTAACACTCCATCGTGTGATGGAATGCTATTACCGTTTGCTTAGATGGTAAAAATGGAACAAAATTAGATTAAAAATTGATGGTAATGCTGTACGAATATACTACCTAAGTGATTGATTATTACATCGTTTACGCAGTTAATTAGATCAATTTGAATTGTACCAAGAAATCCGAAGAGTATATGTATTCCCAGAAGGGTTTTTGGGGTTCGGCATGTGTCGTGCAAAACGGAAAAAATTTTATCCGAAAGTCTAAAGGGTAGGCATATACTCTCGAAATTTCTGCGTACAAATTAAATACTCCTAAATCCTCTACTACTACTACTATCTATTATAAAATTATTATTATTATTATTAGGGACTTAGAGAAAACGTACTTGACAAATAGCTGACCCACAACCTACAATTTTATTCTAGACTACCATCAATTTTTAGTCGTACAGGCCCGTACAAACGTACAAAAACCTCCATTTAAGCAAAAGGTAAACTCATGTCCGACTATGGATATAAAAAGTATTATACACGTAGTAAGAAAGGGTATCGTCTCTCAGCGTTGGTCCCAGTCATACTCACAGAACATCTACACGACGGTATCCCACTAGATGAATTATTAGATAAATATGGGATTACTGAAAATACATTTTTCAGGCTTGCCTACCATAAACCACTCAGGCGCAGACCTCAGAAGAAAAAGAAAAAGGGGAAAACCCTATGAGTAACAAACGTATCAGTACACCCGCTGCACGTATCATTCGTAATGAATACGCTCGTCGCACACCCACCAACAAAACCACACTTAAATCACTACAAAAGAAATACAACGTCAGCTACCGCACAATAGCCAGCATCGTTAGGGGTAAACGTAAAAAAGACGAAGTAGATCTGTCTCGGGATATTCGTGCCCATGAAAGTCAAGTACTTATAAAGAAAAATTATAAGGTTTACATGGCCTTAAAATACAAATCACACCGTAAAATAAATTATTTACCCTTCAAGGATACCTATAAACCACTCAACCCACGCATTAAACACCGCATCGACCACGCTACCGCCTCATTGATCTTTAACGCCTACACGAAGCTCAGGACCCCCCTTGCCACCCTGATCGACCAGCACGAGTTCATCAGCCCTACGTTGATCGCCCTCATTATCGACTGCTACAACCCCACCGCTAAAGCTTTTACCAACCCCTCCAACAAAAGAGGCACAACGCTCTATCAGACGTGGGAAACCGACCCATGGCGATGGGAATACCAGCACGTGCCTCAATAAAATAGTTTATTAAAAGGTTGCTCTAAATATATAGTTATGTTATACTATATACAATGGAGGTCTACCCAAAACCAGCCCAACGCCTATTAGCACTCCATCACGTGATGGAACGCTAACAGCACAAGGAACCGCTCCCATGCCAGAGGCCACCGTCAAGACCCCGAAAGGGGCCAAGAAACTCAAAGTCATCCCAAGGAACCGCTCCTACTACAAGATGCAGTTCCTCACCACCGAGGACAACAAGAAAAAGAAACTGGGCCGACACATCCGCCACCACCCCACCGACTCGCAGGCCATCACCGCCTACGAGGTCAACAAAGGCCCTGCCACGGGACACGTGACCAACGCCACTTCACAGGCCAAGCGCAAGCTCGCACTCAAAGCCAAAGCCCGTGCCAAGGCCAAGCAGCTGGCGGCACGGTGGGCGCAGTGGGACAAGAGCAACCCGCCGCGTGACCCGGTGACGAGCCCTCCGGCCATCACGTGGACGGACGAGCAGAAGAACGCAGCAGCGCGTGACAGCTTAAGTGACACCCCGCTGGCCCATGAGTAATCCCAAGAGAACAGGATCGAAGAGAACACGACTGACCTACCGCGTGGGGCATGTGATCAAATTCAGCGAGACAGTCCTGACCCGAAAACGAGGACCGATATACGCTGGAGAAATCGGTGTCGTCGTGGGGGCTTCCCATGCAGCAATCCATGTGATCATCGATATCGAAAGAGATTTCATTATCCGGTGGCCATTAGTGGAACATAAATTCGAGCATGTCAGAACCAATACGGGAAGAAATTATCCTCTGATCGCTGGACGCCATAAGGTTCCATCACGTGACAGAATTTAATCCAGAGTGGGATACTCCTGATAAACCTGATCTTATTTTCAGGGTCGGTGAAATCATTATATTATCCGGTAAACATAAACTACGAGGCGTGGTCGTCGGTGCAGATATCTCAGGCATTCATGTGGTCATCGACATTGAAAAAGAAGTGATCTATAAATCAGGAAAAACTTTTGCAACAGACCCGGCATTCACAGAAGCGCTACGGAGATACAATCTTCAAGAAGATTTTACCCACGCTTACGACACCGACGGCAAAGCACTCACCATCTGGAGTTCACATGAGCCAGCAATCACCAAAGCAAAAGAGAACATTTAACAAACTCGATGAGTTCATGAGTCTCAGCTCTCTTGAGCTTTCACGACCCACATTTGAGGAACTCATGGAGGATCTTGATAAAGCCGGTGTCATCACGGCACTGCACATTCCGATTCATTGTCCGGACGACAATGCCGGGATGGACGCTGAGTTGGATTATCTCACAGGCCGACGCCATGACTGAACTGCGCACCATCGGGCACGCTTTGCGTGACTATGAGATCAAGCTCATCAGAGAGGGCGCACTAAAAGACTACGAGATTGCCAAAGCCATGGAGCAGATGCTCACGCTGGTCAATACAGAGATCGACATGAGCACCACGGCTGAGGATACCGTGCCTATTTTATTGGTCACAGGGGTGATCCATTGATGATTAAACTACTCATCATTGCTTTGCAGGTACTCGCCGTAGTTCTAATCAGCCTGCAAATCCTCCTTCTTATATTGGGCTGGCAGGACTACTGGGAACAGCGGGTATGGGAGAGAAGGAAACTACAGATTACATTACGCAAACAAAAGGACAAAACATGAACAATGAACCCGATGGTGCAAGGTGGCTCTGGTATTTGCTGCTGCCACTGATGCTCCTCGCCATTGCTTACAAGTGGATTGAGGAGAGATTTAACCGTGACTAAGAAGATCATCTGGGTTGCTTTCATTCTTGTCGTGTTGGTTTATTGGGGCAATATCCTTTGGCATTCTGCCCATGCCACAGTCCAACTTATCCACATCGTTAATAGGAAATAGAACATGTGCTATCACAGTCAGAGAGAGATGAAAGAATACCTCCATTACGCAGCACGGCATGACAAGAATAAATCCGTGATCATCATGCGGGAGCCGGGGACGTTGAGATTTCAGGAAGCCTATCACTGTGATGCGTACAATCCGCAGGACATTGCCAATACCATCCGGAACCTCCGGGCGTGGCATCCGGAGGAGCATGTGGTGGACCTCACGCAAGTCAATGCCAAGCGCGAGGAACTGAACAAGGACAGTCGGTACCGGGACTACTTCAAGCGTAATGAGCAGAAACTCATCCTGACTGAAGCGGACTTGCCCAAAGCCACAGGTCGTGCGCCCAAGAGTGAGGACGATATGGCTGTACGGGGGGGACGATATGGTCGATCCGGGCCTCAAGAAACTACTGATCAAGCCCGCTGCACCAGCCAAGAAGCCGACCAAGGATGAGTTGGTCAAAGCCTATGACGAGGGGCAGAAGCTGGCCCGCACCAAGCGTTCAGTCGAGCATGCACTGAAGAAAGGATTTCCTGAGAGCCGTGAGAAGGCCGTGTTAGAAGAGCAGGCACGGGTCGCTGCGTTGGAGAAGGTCAATGTCTAATGAAATCGCAAAAGCCGTGCGTAAGCACGGCGATCAGTGGGCCTCTCACCTGCAAGGCCCGCTCGGTCAGTCTCACTTAAAGAGTCAGGACACAGCGACAACCAAGTCGGCACGGCGGGACTTCTACACCATGCAGCATGCTTTTAAAGTGAGGGTAGCGATACGGAACTTCTTCACAGAACAGTTTGCGGCGTATCAGATCAAGAAGGACTAGCTCATGTATATCATCAGACGAATCCTTGTGGGACTTTCTGTAGTATTGATAGCTATAGGAATAATAGGATCAGCACTTGTATTGATTAACCTATTCACACTTAACTTCAATATCGCAATAGATATTGTATTTACAATTGTTGGTGCTTTGCTTGTATTATTTGGAATAGGGGAGTGTGTGATTACTTTGAGGGAATGGAAGAAATAATCATGGCCTTCGGTTGCCATAATAATTTCTTCGGTCACAGCTGGTTTAAATGGGAAAACGTGCAAGAAGGAATCAGGCACACCAACTATGATCACTATCTTCAATCTAAAACAGACAAATCAATCTTGGGTAATCCTTATTTGGTTCAATCTCGAAAGTGTATGTGGTGTGGTCTAGTAGAATTTGCTCGACGCGAACTGCCCAAAGGATAACAACATGAGACTTAATCCAGCCCATGCTAAGAAATTCATCAAGCGCCTCGCTGCTTTCAAGGGCACGACCATGGAAGCGGTATGGAATGGCAGCAAGGGACTACGGGGTAATCTTTATTCTGTCTATCGGGTGCAGTTGATAGGCCCGTATCATTCTAAGTATGGTGTCAATCGATACGCCAAACCTTCTGTGATCAAAGAAGAGTTGGTCTTGCTTTACGATAACAGCGTCAAGCAATGGATCGCCAATGACTCTCAAAGCCTGTGGATCAAAGAGAACCTCCCTGAGATAGAAATTGCCCATTGGTTAAACTGGGCGCAGTTTAAAACATATGAGCGGGCAGGCTCTATGTTTGACTTTACGGTGGTGTTACTCAACCCACCACGCGAAGAGTGGCAAGAGAGTCTCGCAACCTTCATTGCATCAGTGGGGAAATAGATATGAGCGATAAAGCATTAATCGTGCCTCATGATCACAATGATGACCACGAGTCTCGCTCTTTGATCATCAGTGTGGAGGACTACACTTTGCCTGATGCTCTCAATGAGATAGAGAGGCTTAATAAGGAACTGGCGACGGTGAACAAACTGCTGACCAACATCGAGATGCACCCGGATTGGGCCGAGGAACTCATCAAGGCTCGGCGTGAACAGCATCGCCGGGTTGTCCAAATTTAATTAGAATGACTCTAAATAAATGATTTGTAGACACCGCTGTCTAGTTGCGTTATACTATATACACTAGAGCCTCGTCTCCTAACTCATTGTAGTCAATACAGTTATTAACGATCCATCACGTGATGGAAAGGAAGTTCATATGACCATGCTCAGTAAGCCCGCACACATCACTTCATTGGCGACCTCTTGTATCCTTCTAAACATTGATGTGCGGGTCTGTACACTCACCAAGCAAGATAAAGATTCTTCTAAAGAATTCACGGATGGTAAAAAAGCGGACCGTGAGGCCGCGAGCATCACACAGCACTTGCTGGCCGGGAACGCCCGGCATAAAGCCGTGCTGAATTACCGACAGACGATCTATAACTGGAAGGAACTGCGCACCTATCCGTTTAGAGCGGGCATGGAAATCCTGCCTGTCGCTGATTATCCGCAGTTCATGAAAGAATATAACGAGCATGAGACGAATTTTAATAAGCTCGCGGCAGACTTCATTGATGAATACCCGACCATTGTTTCAGGCATTGCATTCAAGATGGGTGCGCTGTTTAATGCCGCGTTTTATCCCACGCCGCAGGAGCTTTTCCACAAGTTTGGTGTGGATTTATACACTTCAGAAGTGCCCGAGGGGGATTTTCGTGTTCAGCTGAGTAAAGACTTGGCAGATGATTTGTATAATCATTATGAACGGCAGTCTAATAATATAGTCAATGGGATTTTAACTAAGCAGACTGAACAACTGATCAAGGTCATGCAGTCGATCAGTTCCACGTGTAACGTTGAGCAAGTCACAGCCGCTGATGGGAGTATTAAAACCCGACGCCACAAGTTGTATGACAGCACCATCACGCGGGCCTTGGAGTTGTGTGATTCTTTTAAGTCATTCAACGTGACAGCCAATCAATCACTGGAGGATGCACGCGCTAGGCTAGACAAAACTCTACGGAGTATAAGTCTGGATGCGTTACGAGAAAGTGATCACATGAGGATGTCAGTCAAGTCTGAAGTGGACGATATTCTAAGCAAATTTCAAGGGGTTTAATCGTGACCAAGCCGATTGATCACGGTGTACCGATTGAAGGTCCGCCGTTAGGAGAGGTCTTTGTGGTGTGGATCGCGTGGAAGAAGGGCGGCTATCAAGAAGATAAATCATCGGCCATTATTTATCGGATATTGGGGACGCAACATGGTGGTGAAATCATGTGGAAAGTACTGGAAAGTTTTAAGAGTGAATACGGCACTACTAAAGAAGAGTTGATTAAAAATGGTTGGCGTATCAGACGGGCTTTGTTGGTGATTTAAATGGATATCCCTGCAACGGAGCCTATATGTCGGGCTCATATCATGTGGACATACGTGAATCCTCAAGGGCATTTTATAATGAAACTTTTTCATACACCTGAAGATGCTGTTCATATGTTTGATGAGCGTAGTTTAGAATCAAGAAATAAATTGAAGATAGAAGGCTATACTTTAGGTAGGGTCATGGTGATTGTATGACTAAACCAGATTATCCTGATGAAATGTTGGGTGTGGCCCATGTCTGTACGATCTTGACTAAAGATGATGGTACTAACATTGCTTATCGATTAGCTAATTATGACACCCCACCGGAAGAATTGTATGCACTAGCATCAAGCTCTTTATGGAGTGGGAGTAGATCAGTAGAGGATCTTAAAGAAGAGGGTTGGATTGTAAAGAGAGTTTTAATCGTCCTATAAAGGAAACAAACATGGCTAAGTTGAATCTCAGTGAAAAGATTTCGATTGATCAGTGCGTCAAGTTGATCATGACCGTGGGTGATCAGCTGACTCCAGTGATCAGGAGTGAGCCGGGCTGTGGCAAGTCCAGCATGTTGGGAATGATTGCAGAACTGCACGGGGATCAGTGGCGAGTGCCGGGGCAACGCTTTGCTAAAGACAAGTACGTCTACATCTACGCGGACTGGCCCGTGTTGGACCTGTCCGATATCGTCATGCGCATACCGGATCATGCAACAAAACAGCTGATCAGTTATGTGTCTGGGCTATTCGCTACTGATGATCCACGGCCTAAAGTGATCATGCTGGATGAATTCATGAAAGGCCCGAAGATGCTTCAGATCATCGGTACTCGCCTGATGCTAGAGCGGACTATTGGTGACGTGCCATTGCCTGATCATTCCATTGTGTTCGCAACGTCTAACAATACAACTGATGGTGTAGGTGACACCATGCTGGCTCATGCAGGCAATCGCGTCATGTTGCTCAACATGCGCAAGCCCGACCATAAGTCGTGGAACGTATGGGCTACTGATAATGGGGTATCGGCTCTCACAAGAGCGTGGGTGGCTATGAATACCAAATGTTTGAATAGCTACACTGAACTGACGGACGATGAACTCAAAGACAATCCGTACATCTTTAATCCGGCCAAGACTGTGTTGAGTTTTGTCAGTCCTCGTTCATTGGTCAAGAACGATGTGATCGTGCGTAACAGGAACGGTCTAGGGGAACTGGTTACGCGGGCAGCGATGGCCGGGACAGTAGGGCAAGCGGCAGCAGAAGCGATGGCGAGTTTCTTTCTCATCGAGAAAGACTTGGTGCCCGTGAGTGTGATCATGACCAATCCAGAGTCTGTGGCCATGCCGACCAACATTGGCGCGCTTCTCATGATTTTGTTTAACGCCATAGATGAGATTGAGACGCAGGATGATTTATCTCAGTTCATGAAGTTTGTGGTTCGCATGAAGAACTCTGAAATGCAGGCGATCTTCTATGCCAGTGTGTGCCAGTCTAAAAAGACGGTACGACTGGCCAAGAGTAATAAGATGTTGTCAGATTGGATGATCAAGAACTTTGCGTTGTTTACATGATTTCTCGTTGGATAATCGATATGGTTCCTCGTTGGATGAAAACTGTACACGACGGATTTACTCCTACTGATCTAAGTCTAAAGTATCTTTTTATGTATCTGAATGGTGTAACTGATGAACATGGCATGGGCTATATCGCTTATTACCGTGAAACTTTAGGGTATTGGATATATATGGCATCGAAAGAAATAGAGCGTGAATAAAGAAATCCCACTTAGTCTGATGAGTGCAGTCAAGACCAGTCTTATACGTTTAAGTTCACAGTTAAATAAACCAGACCCTCTTTTTCATCATGCTCGTCTATGGATGGATTATGTTTCTTCTCAGATGGAAACGCGCGAGATACTGAGCGAGAGATTAAGAGACAGATTAGAACATGAGTAATGAGGTTATAGACGTGATTAGTATTCCGAGTCGTTCTCGTGGACGTGTAGAGTTTACTATGGAACAGGATAAAGAACAGGCCCGCATCGAGATCATGAAAACGCTTGAGCTTTTGGCGAGAGAATTGAATGGAGTGACTTTGGGCTATGACAACGAGCGTTGGGGAAGAATATTTAGATTTGATCTTCAGTGGGCTGATTTAATTGAGATTAGAAAGTGAGAAGAGTTTATACAACTACTGTAGCCAAGACTTTGAGGGCTATGTGGTTATTTTTAAATACGAAGTACAGAAAGGATCAAATCAATCATCCTCAGCAGTGGTACAAGTGGGATCACGATGGCCTTGAAGTTTTAGATGGTATGAAGGATACAGCTTTAGCATTTTGGAATCCCAAACAGTGAGACATACAATTTCATACCCAATTACGGATTTTATAAGGGGTCATGAAACGACCAGTCAAGTTTACCAACAGTGGGTTAGAGAACGGGCATTGAGTCATCTGTGGTTTTATTTGAATCATCATGTCCCTGTATCGACTCGATCATTTTATCATTTCATGAACCGAACTTTTGAATTGGAAAGTAAAAATGCGGTTGATCTATAAACATTACGTCGAACCTACCTTGAATAGTCTAGGCCGATTGTTGAACAGAAAAGACAGGCGAAAGCGGAGTAATTACTATTACTATCACTGTGAAATAGCAGCCTCATATATGTATAATTCTTTTCGTATATTCGGAGGTCGTAGAGATGAGCTGTTAAATATGAAGTGGGAAAGAATGAAAGCTAGGCGTTTCTATCATTGATATGAGTATCGATCCTAAATCTGATATTAGACACGCTCATTGGGAAATTAAGCAGACGCTCAGTTTATTGTGGGCAGAGCTTAATAATGGTGAAACACGAGACAGAAATTGGCCTGGGATATTTAAGTACGATGAAAAGTGGATCGAGTTATTCGAGTATGAGGAAAGCAAACATGGCTGACTTTAATAAAGCCAAGCATGCACATTGGGAAATCACGACGACATTGCATATTATCTGGCATATTCTTAATGAGAATAATACTCGTGGTTTTGCGACTAATACAATACTATCTATATTCAGCAGTGATCTAAAGTGGATCAAGTTATTCGAGTATGAGGAAAGCAAACATGGCTGAAAAAACTTTTACAATCAAGCAGATCATTGCAAAGCCCATCAAGTTTAAGTACTCGATGGCATTCATAGGATTCTTTTTCTTAGGCTACGCTGCTTCTAAACTCAATGATATGGGCGGAAACATACTCGGATTCTTCGCAGGGATCGCATCACATTACGCCTGTAAATATGTCGTCTATGGACAAGTCAATGACATACTCAGCCAACTCAAAGCAGAGTGATCAACTTGCAAGTAAAGACGTAATAGTAATTGCATTAGAATGTTTATGGGATAGTCTTAATAAGGGTTCTATGTGTACTTGTTATACTAGGTGTATGCAGCGAACTTTTGAAATTGAAAAATTAGAGGAAACCAAACATGTCCAAAGAAGTAGCAGAACTTAAACTCAAGAAGGCCCACGTGCGCTTAATGAAACACAGGCTCACGGCCCCATTCATTGGGGCCATGATGCTCGGTGAAAGTACAATCGATGAGAAATTCCCGACGGCCTGTACGGATGGTGTGAACAAACATTACGGCAGGAAGTGGGTCGATGATCAGGACATGCCCAAGATGTGTGGTGGGGTATTGCATGAAAATCTTCACGTGTTCTTAAAGCATATCCCAAGGCATCTGGATTTAATGCGTGAAGATCAGCAACTGGCCAATGCAGCCATGGACTATGTAGTCAATGATTTGATCGTACTGACTAAAGAGCAGGATGCTCAATTAGTGAATCTTCCCGACAATGGGTTACATGATTCACAGTTTAGGAATTGGTCAGTGCGTGAGGTCTATAACTTTCTTAAGAAAGGGCAGACCAATCAAGGCTCACAAAAAGGGAAACCGAAGAAGATCAAGATTAAAGTGGGCGGTCGAGAGATCGATGGAGTACAGATTGGAGACAAGCAATACGGACTGGAGGGCCACGATGAACACGATGGAAGTACGCTTTCTGGAGCGACACCCGAACAGGTTCAGGAAATTATGGCGAAGATTACAGAAGCGATCCAGCAAGGTGGATTACTCGCGGGCCGGATGGGCATGGAAATCCCACGGGCACTGCGGGATGCGATGGAGCCGGAGGTTGATTGGGCAGATGAGACGCGGGATTTTGTAACGACAACGACCAAAGGCACGGACGAGTACACCTATAAGAAATATAACAAGCGAAGGCTGGTGGATGATTACTACCTGCCTTCAACGGAGAACGAAAAAATAGGTGAGGTCATCATTGCCATCGATACATCAGGGTCTATTGGACAGGAACAGTTGGATGAATTTGCTGGCGAAATCGCGGGCATCTGTGAACTCAGCAAGCCGGATCGAGTGAGAGTGTTGTGGTGGGACACTAAGGTTCATGGCGAGCAAGTCTTTGAAGAAGCGAGCTTTGCGAACATCAGAACTTTGCTGAAACCAAAAGGCGGTGGTGGGACGTGTGTGAGTAGCGTCAGCCAATACTTGTCTAAGCGGAAGATCGACGCGGATTGTGTCGTGGTCTTTACCGATGGATATGTGGAAAGTGATGTGCAATGGGCCATCCGAGTTCCTACACTATGGCTGGTGACACAGAATGAAAGTTTTAATCCACCGATGGGGAAGAAGGTGAACTTCAGGAGTAAGCGACATTGAGTAATTCCTTACTGCCATTGATCATGAATCAGTATTTCGCTAAATCTATTATTGTCAGTTCACTGACAGTGCTGTGGAAAATACTAAATGAAAATTATATCTTTGATAACGCGGACTACCGGTTTAATCTTTCTGTAGAAGCATCATCAGCGTGGATGGATAATATCCCGAGTGAGTTAATAGAACTCCATCATGTGGTGGAACGGTATTAGGAACTGGCGACGTGACTTGTTATATACCAATGATAAAGACTCAGATCATAGCGAGGGCCATGATCGATAATTCATTGATGACTTTATGGAAGATACTCAATGAAGGTTATGTTCATGACAGAGAACATGGTTGGTTTATGCAGTTTGCTAATCCCACATTTTTCCATAAATTTGTTGAAATCGCTTACGGAGTAGACAAACATGACTGATGCGGTGTTTTATCCCTATGGAAATATCTTACAAGCCAGTAAAGATAAGATGAAGCAGTCTGATCTCTGGCCCTTGGTGTTGACTCTGTACTACAACAGTGGAGGCAAACTTTTTGCAACGTATTGGGACCAAAGTGGGCCCACAATCGCTAAAAGCGTCATTATGGGAACGGCAGCGGGCGTACAAGCGGTGTACTTAAAAGTCACAGGTGGTGGGAGTGAGAAAGCCTATTCTATTCTTGGCCTGTCGGATTCTATTAGGGCTTTACCCGCAACGGATACGGTCATCGAGAGTAAAAGTATTCGGTATATCGCACAAAAGCTCAGAGATGAGACTAAGGGCGCTGGATTAACTGTAAAACAAATGATAGATGATGCAGAGCTAAGAAAATTGCCTGATGTTATTGATACTCTCGTTAGGACTTATTTGGATAACTATAACAAGTACAGCCATGAGGACATGAATCTACATCGAATCTCTCAGGAATGGCTACTTCATATTCTATTGGGTGGTAAGACGATGGCTGATGTGCCTACGGATTATCAGAACGATATTTTGCTGACATGGCAGCGGGTCGAGAAGCAAGAAAAGGCTTTCGAGAAGTATCTGAAAGACGCAGCGCAAATGTTTGATCGTGAAAAGTATTTTATTGCTAGAGCAGGGGGACAAAAGGGATTACTCGTTGGGGCGCTCCACTGCGCTTCATTTGTAAAAGTATTTAGAGAAACCTATCACAATGGGAGGTATCTCCCCAGTCTCTTTTCTAAAGATGCAATAGATCATGCTGTCGTTCCGTTTGGGGTTTATGATGGATTAGACAACATACCCAATTCTTTTAGAGATAATCTAATGGCCTCTTTGGGCTTGTGTAAGGTAAACAGGGAAAACCTCAATAAGAAATTAGATCATTTAGACAAGACACATCTAATCCCTATTACCAATGAATTTTGGAGTGACACAGATTCCATGGCGTACACAGCGGGACAGCAATCGTGGTTTGTGTGCGATAAGGTACCATGAGTAATGAAATATCTTATGATGATGAGTGGATCGGATTACCTATGACTTCGTTCAATCCAGTTAAAGGAGAAAGTGACGTGGCTGGTAAAAAAGTGTGGAAAGTTCCGGTATTCAAGAAAGGCAACGTGTTTGTGGTCTGGACCGGCGATAACGTGGTGCGGTATTTCTCAGAAGAAACCCTTCCAAATGAAGTACGTATCCCTTTGGGGATCATCATGAACTCGCCCAAGGCCGCAGAGTTAAACCAGAAGGAAATGACCGATATCAATATGGCCAACGGGGTGACGCAGGAAGAGATTTTCAAGAGTGGTATGTTCGATAAGGTCTACGAGGATATCGGTTGGCAATATAATAAATATTATTATGTGGTTGTGCTGAGTGAAGAGGAACTGGCGTCGGTAAGAGCCGGTCAGGAAAGCAAAGAGGAATCGACTGATAAGGTGACAAAGGCAAAAGCGAAAGCCGCCAGTGAGTCTGCTAAAGGATAAATCTCAAAGAGAACGGCTGGTGAAAGCCAGAGTAAAGTTGTACTTGAAACAATTTTACGCTTACTATACGATGCCTAATTCTGGAGGCTATGGTGACTCAGGCGCTCCGGACTTCATAGTATGTTTTCTAGGGAAATTCATGGGTATTGAGTGTAAGTCGAGGACAATTAAGCCCACTGATTTACAGTGGAAACATTTGCACCACATTAGTGTTCATGGTGGAGTTGCGTTGGTATTGAACGAAGAGAACGTCGATGAGTTACCGGGTTATTTACTTTGGCTAGTACTAAATAGAGGACCGTATGACCAATTCAGAAAAGATCCGCTCGCTTCTTAAGAAAGGTCTTAAGCCAACGGCTATTGCCAAGCGGCTCAAGATCAAACCGGGTTACGTCTACCAGATCAGGTGGAAGGACCAGAATGGGAAGAAGAAAGGGAAGAGTTCAAGTGGCGCAGCTAATACTGCGGTACTGACTCGTGCAATCAAGCATTTGAGGAAAGGACTTGCGTTGTTAGTTTAATTCCATCACATGATGGATTGTTATTAGAGTTATAAACTAGAGGAAACAAACATGACCAAGTTACATGAACTGCTGGCGGCAGAAAAAACGCCGACCGGTGCGTGGAATACGCTGTTAGCAGATACCTTGAAGAAGTTCAAGAATCCCACCCACTTCTTTGATGGACATTCCAAGTCGCTTCATATGCTGGACGATAATCCAGCTAATAAAGCGGTAGAGGATCAAGCACGCGAAGAGAAGCCGGTCACGACTAATGTGTACGAAACGCTAGAGTATGCATTAGATATCTTTAGTCGTGCGGAGAACTTGCAGTATCAAAAGAATGCAACGAACCGTAAAGCCACCGGCACCGTGATGTGGAAGGGGGAGATTTTATTGGCTGAAATGCCAGTGGATGAACTGCTTGGGCTGGAGGCACGGCTGGTGAAGATTCGGGAATTGTACGATGCCATCCCCACGCTGGACGCCACGAAGCATTGGCGGGTGGATGCGGGTATCAGTCCTTATGTTTATGCCACGGAGTTTCCCGAGGAAACGACCAAGACTGAGAAGCAAATGATTCCTGTCACGCTTAAGGAAGCCACCAAGGAACACCCTGCTCAGGTTCAGGCTGTGAACAAGGACATTGTGGTGGGCAAATTTACAACCATTAAGCGAAGTGGCGCGGCTTCTGCTGTTCAGAAGTCTGAGGCCATCAAGCGAGTGGATGAACTGTTAATTGAAATCAAGCAAGCGCGGATGCGGGCCAATGAAACGGTCGCGGAAACCGGGACTGTGGCAAGTGCCCTCGTGAAACTCTTGCTTGAACCGTTAAAGTCTTAAGGAGTTGGCTGGCGTTATCGTTGTTGTGATTGTTACTGAGTATCGTCGGTTCCCTGCTGCATGCAACAGTGAACGGGACCAGTATCGCCAACGATTGATAGCGTGAGGTATGGGATGAAGCAATATAACTTTCTGGAAACGTTGGTTCAAATCCAACCTCTCCCTCCATCGATGGGAGAGTCGTATAGTGGCCTAGTACACCAGAATTATATCGTTAGTGTAAACGCGGAGTCCCATAATGAAAGGAAGGGGGCGGCAGATAGGTAATCTAACCGTCCCCTTTCCCCATTATTTTAATTACTAGGAGAACAAACATGGAAGCAAAGCATTTTGATGATTTGAAACTTAAAGAAAAAATCGAACGTTGGGATCATGTGGTCATGGTACTTAAGAAACTGACACCGCATCAACGAAGAAAACATTGGAACATGAGTACATGGGGAGAAAAAACAGCTTGCGGTACGATTGCCTGTGCCGCAGGACATTGTGGATTGAACTCATGGTTTCGACGACGAGGATTTAAATTAGATTTTAACCATGTGAAATGGATAGATTCTTTGGGACTTTCACAAGACTATTGGAATGAAAGTTTAAGTACTGATCCTTCAGATTTTTTCGGTAATCAGGGAACAAGTCGCATTTTTTATAATGATGATCCTAGACCTGTCAGTAAAGTCATTCGTGAATGTGAGACTTATATTAAGGAGTTAAAAGCAAATGGCTAAGTGTGCAATCCCTGAGTGTGTCAATGACACACCAGATGGATCTAAGTTACCCATCTGCCCTCTGTGTCGTAGGAATATTGGCTCATGGCTCAGGCGCAGACCCGCAGAAGTTCTTGAACGACGTAGAAAATTGCATATGTATGATCACAGGATGCAGAAGGTCGTTGAGAGCAGAACTCCACCTATGTCTAAAAGGAAGTAAACATGGAATTTATGAATCGTGATCAGTGGGAGTTTGAATACACGGCTAATAAACTCTCTGAGGCCGCACAGGCTCAGAAAGATTATCGTGACGGTCGTGTCAAAGTGTGGGAAGAAAAGAAAGCGGAGATCATGACCAAGATCAAGGACAGTGGATTGACTGTTCATGAAAGTCCCGGTGAGAAGTTAAGTACTGCATCGAATAATTATAATACGCGAGCGATGGGACGCGGTGTGACGGTGATGGTAGACCCCATGTTACAAAGAGATATGGATGAATGCATGACCAAGATCGAGCAACATCGGGAAGCTTCTAAGTCTTATGATGGGTGGATACAGGTACTCAACGCCAATTCGGAAGCGAGGCTCAAGCTCAAGCACAACGATTGGATGTATTTCTTCGGTAAATAAGGAAACAAACATGACTAAAGTAAAGTTAAATCCAGTTAAACCTAAAACTAACGCAGAACAAATCCGAGAATATTTTACTGCTTTTCCTGACAGGGTATTCTCACGTCAGGACGTTGCGGATCGTTTTCCCGATAAAAATACACTGTCAGTTTATCAAGCAGTAACACAATCCTGTCAGAAAGGATTTCTCACTCGGGTGACGCCGGGGAAGTATCAGCTTAATAAAGCAGGGCCTTCGCAGAAAACAGTGGTTGAGAAAGCCAAAGAATATCTCGCTGATGAAAAACGGACTTATAAGAAGCGTGAAGCAGGACCGACAGGGGATGCCATCATTTATTTAAACCATGCGCGAGCCGCTATCGCAAACAAGGACTCCGCCGGTTATATGTTGGTGTCATTAGCACTTTATACACTACAAGGTAAAATGCCTTAAGAGATTATTATGCCTAAGATCATCCAACTGAAAAGCAAATCCAATCAAATACTCGGTGCGCCAGATTTGATCATTGAAGTTCAATCGATCACACCCAATATTGCGGCATTGTGGTTAAAAGCCAATACACATAATCGTCCCATCAAAAAACGTCACGTAGAGTTTCTTGGGCGTGAAATGACATTAGGGAACTGGCAACTGAATGGGCAGGCCATCATTATCAGTGACAATGAGGATGTACTGGACGGCCAGCATCGACTCTTGGCAGTGATTGATTCGGGTGAAACTATCGATAGTCTGGTGATCTATGGGATTAAGCGCGATGCCTTTAAAACAATAGATACTGGACGTGTGCGTGGGCCTGCTGATGCTCTGTCGTTGTGGTATCCAGATGTTGCAAAAGGTATTGTTAACGCCGTGGGATCAGCGGTTGGGTATTGTCACCGTATTGAAGCGGGTTTTTATGGCGACCGTAAGAAGATTGGCAATACTGATGTATTGACTTATGTGGCCAAACATAAAAGTCTTTGGCGGTGTGCTGAGTTATTGATGGGTTTCCCTCGGGATGCTCGGCCTTTGTCGTTGAGTGCGACTACGGCCTGTTATGAAATTTTTCAACGCAAGGATGAAGATAAGTCTGATGCGTTCATGCGAAGATTCTATACAGGCGAGGGGCTGCACTCCAAGGATGCTGAATATATCCTTCGGAATTTACTTATCAGGGACGCTCAGCGTCTAACTACATATCCAATAGAACTTAAATTAAAGATGATGGTCAAGGCATGGAATTTGGTTCGTCGGGGTCGTGGGGATGATGCTGCACGTCAGGCCATTACCATCGGACCCAACGAAGCGGATCGATTGATGGTGTTGTAATCGTTACAGGAGTTAATCAAGTGACTGATCCCACGAAAGTTAGTTTGGGATTAAGATCTGATGATGTAGAAGAAATTCGGCGTCATCAGTTTCTAATTGATCATAAAGATCAGTGTAAATTCTACCGCGATGAGCGGGTGGTTATTAAACAAGATCCTAAAATTTGTATTGATTCACTTAATACAAGTAAATGGGAAGTACAACATGCGGGACTTGGGGAAGTCATTCTTCAACGTGATGGCGCGTTTGCTGTCATTACCGCAAGCGGTAAACCAAGCTACGCTAATTTCTTTATTAAAATGTGGGCAGGAGACAAGGAAGTTCTTGAGACTGAGTTCAAGTTCTTCATGGATCAAATCCTCCCTTTCAAGATCGACACAATCCTTTTTGATCTAGAATGGCGGTTCACTGTTAATGGTAAATTGCAAGGTACCTCGACAGTTGAGCAGCCGACTAGTGTTCTTGATGAGGCTTACCCCACTCTTAAGAATGGTGTCGATAAGTTTATTAATGATTATCTAGAAGCCGAAGAGACTATTTTGATTCTTCAAGGTCCACCGGGTATGGGTAAGACTCGGTTGGTGCGAGCCATTTTGCGTGAAATGACCGTTCGTAAGGGTGAGCGGGCAAGCGCTATTTATTCAGGTGATGCTACAGTATGGGAGTCCGACGAGGTTTTTATCCACTTTATTTCAGGCAGTTACGATGTACTGTTGATTGAAGATGCGGATCATATGATCACACCCAGATCATCAGGCAACAAGCATCTACATCGATTTCTTAATATCTCTGATGGTATTGCACAGGCGCAGGGTAGAAAGATTATCTTCTCTACGAATCTGCCAAGCATTAATAGTGTCGATGACGCACTCGTTCGTCCCGGTCGGTGCTTCATGCATATGTTCACTCGGAATTTAGACAAGCAAGAAGCCAAGGCATTGATGACGAAAGTAGGGGGTAGCTTCATGGCGATGCAGGAACTAGAGAGAGAATCAGGGTCTATTACAGTCGCTAAAGTTTATGCCATTCATCGTAAGCATGGGGGCGCAACTGAGAAACTGATTGATTCGATTAATCGTAAAAAGCACGGCATTCGCCCAGTAACGGCGCAGCCGGCGGCTGTTTCTTTTGATACGGATGAATAATTATGATTATTGTAGACATTCTTATACTGGCTCTTACAACGTATGGATTAGTAAGAGTCGCTTATTGGTTCGGAGTAAAGTACGGGTTTATACCTAAAGCAAAGGATGAAAAATGATGAACATCAAAGATCGTTGGACACAAGTTGTTACAAGGAGTTACGGAAAAGAAACTGTCCCTAATTGGTTTGCTATTTTTAAAGATATAGGGAGTGTCATTGGCATCTGGATTCTTGTGGCTATTCTTTGGCCTTTCTATTCAGTCCCTACAGGTAGCCGTGGCGTCGTCACGCAATTCGGCAAGATTGTAGGTATTGAGGGTGAAGGTTTAGCAGTCCTACCCCCATGGCGTAAGTTGGCATTATTTAGTATTAGATCAGAGCAGGCTGATGTTGAGAATGCGCAAGGCGCAACAAGTGATACACAGCCAGTGGCCGTTAGCCTCACGGTACGGTATGCCATCGAGACCGATAAGGTGGCAGAGGTTTATGAAAAGTATAGCCATGACGGTGATCTGTCCAGCTATGTCCAAACCGCCACGCATGAAATCTTTAAAGCAGTCACAGCTAAATACAACGCTCCTGACCTGATTGCAAAACGAGCATTGGTCTCATCGGATATTTATGCGGCCTTGGGTAAGAAGCTGGAACTATATGGTGCTCATGTCGTGAACATCGACATGCGGAATTTTGCTTTCAGTGAATCATATATGAAAGCCATTAATGAGAAGGTCACGCAAGAGCAGCTACGCCAAGCGGCTGACAATAAACTAAAGACTGTTGAATCAGAGCAGAAACAGAAGGTGGCCATCGCAGAAGCAGAAGCATCAGCAGTTAAAGCAACAGCAGATGGTTCTGCCTATGCCACAATTAAAAACGCAGAAGCCAACGCTCGGGCATTGGAAGTGACGGCTCACGCCATTTCGACCAATCCACAAGTGCTGGAGTTGAAGCGGATTGAAGTCTCGCTTGTGCAGGCACAGAAGTGGAGTGGGACATTACCGGAAGCGATCTATGCGGGTGCGCCGATACCGTTTCTGAATGTAGGCGAGAAGAAGTGAAGTTTACTGATCTTCAGTTTACGAATTGGCACGAGCTTGACGACCGCTTTAAGGTCACGGGTTTCATGCGAGCGCATGTCAAGTTTAAAAATAATTATGGGGCCAGCGTGATCTTTGGCCCCATGATCCATGGATTTGAGTTAGCAGTACTCAAGAACGATGAGTTGTGTTATGACTCTGGAATCACAGAAGATGTGATTGTTGGACTAGAGCCCGATGACATAACAGAATTGTTAGAGAAGATTGAGGAATTAAAATGACTGACTGGTGTACGGGTATAGGCGAAGGTTGGCGACCTTTAGTTACGAGATTAGTAAACCTATGCGAAATAAATAATGTAGGAATATTACAAGTTAAAGAGAAGTTTGGTGGGCTAAGATTTTATGTTGCTGTTGCTTCTAATGAAGTTTTTCAAGAAATACAACGTGCCGAGAAAGAGTCTTACACCATCTGTGAAGAATGTGGTCAGCCGGGTGAACCTCGCCCTTTAGCTTGGATTAAAACATTATGTGTAGAGTGTTGGGGTAAGGGTAATTGGACACGAGAGAACCCGGAGAGCACTGAGATCGAAAATATCATTAAGGAATTGGACAAGGCTATATAAAAAACTCTATGCAACTTGGCTATTAGCATTCCATCAGTTGATGGAAAGGAATTAGTACTATGAGTATTTCATCTTCTGGTAGCGGATCTGCTGGTGGTGGATCAACCGGAATTTACTTCCCACCCGGAACCACTCTTACTACAACGGGTACATCAAATGCTATTCCATGGGTTACGATTGGTAGCGGTGGTTGCGCGGGTACTTCAACTGTGACGGTACCGTGGCCATCGGCAATCAACCCTTATGAATCACCTAAGACATTGGAAATGGTCGTAGACTTTATCTTCGCCGCAGTCGAAGCCCATCTACGTAGGATTATTAAAGAAGAACTGGAGAAGAAAGATGACCGCTAATTGGGCATCTATATTTGGAGCCTCTCAACATTCAATGCAAAATGCAGCGGCTAATCAAATAAATCAAGGAGGGTTAGGTCAAGCGCAGATGGCAAGCAGGTTCACGCAGACTCCTTATCATCCTCCTCATCCTATACAAGTCATCAATATGGACATGGCCACTGATCTTATTTTCGCTGCGGTACAGAAGTGTATGCAGGAAGAGATTAGGAAAATTATACGCGAGGAACTGGCGACTTTAAATAAGGGAGAATGAAATGAATAACGAAACAATAAAAGAAATGCATTCGCCTGCATTCCCATCAGGGGATGATGAAGAAGGTCTTACTAAACGAGAGTATTTCGCTGCTTTAGTTATGCAGGGTGTATGTAGTATAGAAGCTATAGAATCAATACCGGATGCGGCTCGGTGGTCTGTACAAGCCGCTGATGCACTATTGGAAGAATTAAATAAGTGAGGATTCACAATGACTACCAAGGTTACTGTTAAAAATGAAAACCAAGGTCCGCCCTATGCTGATTGGGATGTGGAATTAATGCTGCCTGATGGAACTATTGAGCGCGTTCTTAAACCCGGCGAGTCGCATGAGGTCTATCTTTGGCATGACGGTAAGGCTTTATCGGTACGAGAAATACCTAAGACATAGGATTTGCTATCGGTGTAGTCGCGCTACACTCGGAAAATGGAGGGGCTGTGGAGGCCGTAGGAGATCGTAAGATCATTAGAACTAAGAACCCTTTAACCGTGAGGGCGGGAGCTATTGCCTGCTTAGGGTGGCCTTTAGGTTGCCGCGTCGCCGGTAATGCATCTTCGACACAGCCGACAGACGCGCTAGACGAAGTTCCTGCATTCATGCTGAAGGAACACGGCGGGTTGATCCCGTATAGCAATTAATATGAGCATTCTGACTCTAGATTTTGAAACATTTTATGATAAAGATTATTCTTTAAGTAAATTAACTATAGAAGAGTATATACAAGATGAACGATTCGAGGTCATCGGATACAGTATCAAATGTGACACTGCACCTGTGGTGTGGGTCAGTGGTACTAAGCAGGAACTCCAGAAATCTTTATGTGCATATGAATGGTCCACGAGCATCCTCATTACTCACAACGCCCTCTTTGATGCAACGATCCTTGCGTGGTATTTTGGCATCACTCCTGCTTTTTACGCTGACACTCTTTGCATGGCGAGGGCTTTAAATGGACCCGATACGAGTGCATCTCTTGCCAACCTCACAAGAATGTATCATTTGGGAACCAAAGGGGACGAAGTTTATCAAGCTGTCGGAAAAAGACTTAAGGATTTTACAAGCACCGAGTTGGTACGATACGGAGATTACTGTAAAACGGATACGGAACTCACATACTCACTTTTCAAAACGCTGGCGAGTGATTTCCCGGCGTCCGAAATGGAATTGGTTGATCAAACTGTTCGTATGTTTGTCTCCCCAACTCTTGAACTTGATGTTCCAGTTTTACAGGCTCGTCTTAAAGAAATAAAACTAGAAAAATCTAAGCTTTTATCTGATCTAATGATAAAACTAGAATGTAAAACTGAGGAAGAAGTTAGAGTAAAATTAGCAAGTAACCCTAAATTTGCTGAGGTATTAGAAGATTATGGCATCACACCCCCTCTCAAGGCCAACAAAGACGGCAAACTCATCACTGCGTTTGCCAAGACAGACCTCGGATTCATTGCATTGGAGGAACACCCTGACCCATTCATCCAGCAACTCTGTGCCGCTCGCCTCGGCACCAAATCCACCATTGAAGAGGCACGAATTAATCGGTTTATTGAAGTGGGCCAACGTAACAAGGGACTATTACCAGTCCCGCTCAAATATTATGCCGCTCACCCCGGACGTTGGGGGGGAATGGACGCCATCAACCTCCAGAACCTCCCTGAAAGAGATCAGAAGAAAAGAACGCTTAAAGCGTCTATCAGGGCACCGACCGGATACGCGTTACTTGCCGCCGACCTCTCACAGATAGAGGCTCGGATACTGGCATGGTTGGCCGGTCAAGAGGACGTACTAGAGCAGTTTAGGAAAGGTGAGGACGTTTATTGCTACGACGCGACTTTAGCGTTCGGCAGAACAATTACTAAAGCTGATATAAAAGAACGGTTTATTGGCAAGACCATGCGGTTGGGTTTGGGGTACGGAACTGGTGCCGCTAAATTGACCATGACCCTGAAACAAGGTGGTGCGGAGATAAATTATAATGAGTGCGCGATTTTGGTTCAAAGCTGGCGTAGAAATAACCAAAGAATTACTAAACTCTGGGATCATGGTAATTATTTATTAAAACAACTCATGGCATGGCCACCTGATGGTAATACTTTTTATTTTGGTGAACATGAAATTTTACCTGTCACTCCCTATGGGATTTCTTTGCCTAATAGTTTGTATTTAAGGTACAGCAACCTCAGAGAAAACAAGGGACAGATGATTCATGATTCTCGCAAAGGCCCTCTTCCTATTTGGGGTGGGGTTGTGACCGAGAATGTGGTGCAAGCGCTGGCTCGCATTGTGATGACCGATGCCATGATTAAGATCCGGCCTCAGTTCCCCATTGCGTTGACGGTCCATGATGCCTTGCTGATGGTTGTGCGTAAAGCGCAACTTGACGAAGCCAAGGCATTTGTGGAAGATACCATGATTACCCCACCACCATGGGCGTTGAATCTTCCTATCGCCGTAAAAATCAAACATGGAGACACTTATGCCGAATGTAGTTAAAGAATTTAGTGAAGAAGATTTACTTTGGTTTGGCGGTCAAATCATAGCTATTTTAGGTTTAGAAGATAATAAGGTCGCTGTCAGAAACGCTTATAGAGAATTCCTACTCTTTAAAAAATTACATAAAAATGGAAGCGCATTATGGGATGTATTAAATAATGAAGAAACTATTAAAGCTAAGAAAGAGGCAGTGACTGAACTTGAAGCGATGAAAAGACGATTAGAAATAGAAAAAGAAAAACAGAAATATGAAGCTGATAAATATAAAGCAATATGGACTAAAGAATTTAAAGACTGGCCAAAATTTAATGATTGGGGTTTCTAATGAAGTGGTCGTACTCCAGCTTGAAGAAATTCGCTACTTGCGCAAGACAATACAATGAAGTACGAATCAAGAAGAATTTTATTGAGCAGGAATCGCCTGCGATGGCCTATGGCAAGAATGTTCATACCGCTTTAGAAGAGTATGTGATTGATGGGGTACCGTTACCTTCTAATTACGCGCCTTATCAAAAGTACATGGATGTGATCAAAGAGATTCCCGGTGTTAAATACCCTGAAATGCAGATGGCTCTTAAAGAAGATAAAATACCATGTGATTTCGAGGATGAAGATTACTGGGTTCGTGGAATTGGTGATCTGATTATTATTGATAATACTGATGGATATTATATTGATTATAAAACAGGTAATGATAGATACGCTGATGTGAATCAACTAAAACTCATGTCTGCCATGATGTTTATTTATTTTCCTGAAGTAAACCACATCAAAGCTGGATTGCTATTTATAACCAAAAATAGTTTTATCAATGAAGAATACGATAGAAAAGATTTAAATAAGCTCTGGCTGGCTTTTTATGGCGACTTGGTAAGACTTGAACAAAGCATTAAGGAAAATTATTGGCCCCCGAACCCATCGGGGTTATGCAAGAGACACTGCGTTGTTGCAACCTGCGAACACCATGGGAGAGGATGATGCCTTATAAGAATCCAGCAGATAGGAATTATAAACATGATTACGCCGAGCAGAAAAAACGCAAGGAAAATCCTGCTAGAGCTGAGCGGCAAAGAGCCAGACGAGCATTGGATGCAAAAGGAGTTGACCGTCGAGGAATGGATGTGGCTCACCGAAAGGCTATTAGTGAGGGTGGCTCTAATAAAGATGGCGTTCAACTTGAATCCGCACATGCAAATCGTGCTTACGCCCGAAGATCTGATCACAAACCAAAATCCGCCACTGATCCGCATTTCAAGCGAAAAGGAAGATGAGGTATAATAGACCCGCTGATCCAACAGCCGCTCTGTCATGCGGCCAGTGGGAGCTTAAACTAAACCCCGCATCTGTTAGCTAACTTTTTTTACATGTTTGCTTTAAGTTAGGCTAACGGCGTATTCCCCAATCGTGATAAGGGTTTTTATGAACGGTAATAGTAATACGCCAGAAAAATTTTGGGCGAGAGTACAACGAAGTAATGGTTGTTGGTTATGGACTGGAACATTAGATTACTGGGGTTACGGATGTGTAGGATGGCATGGAATACGGAATCGCCGCACACATCGTATTGCAGCATGGTTAAGTGGGTTAGTAAAAGATTTAGATACTGTAAAGCATATATTACATAAATGTGATACCCCAGCCTGTTGTCGCCCCGACCATTTATTCGTAGGAAATAGATCAGTAAATACCATTGATTGCGTAAAAAAGGGTAGGCATAACACAGCAAAGTTAAATTTCCATATCGCTGAACGCATACGATTGAAATCATCACATGGTATTTCATTACAAAAACTAGCTACACAATATGGTGTTCATAAAAAAACTATATGGATGATTGTTAATCATAAATATTGGAAACAAAGTAAATATCGTTAGTTAATTAAGTTCAAGGAGTCTGCATGGAAATTATCGCTGATACGGCTATCAAAGCATCACTGCCCAAAGCCATGGCAGAGGACGTGCTGGCTAGAATATTTAAGAGTCAGCGTCATCCAGATAATGATGTAATGATCTATTGGGGTTATGAAGAGGCCATGTGGTTGGCTCACTTCATTGATCAGAAAGCGCCCAATGAGATCCCACAAGTGCCCTCCCCGATGCTACGAGATTATAAGTGGCCGGGGATTCTGACGCCATTTGAACATCAGAAAACTACTGCAAGTTTCTTAAGTTTAAGAACTCGCGCCTTTTGTTTTAATGAAGCGGGAACTGGTAAAACTTCAGCGGCCATTTGGGCGGCAGATTATCTCATGAACATGGGATTAGTTAATCGGGTATTAGTCGTTTGCCCATTATCAATCATGTATACCGCATGGCAGGCTGAAGTACTCAAGACCGCCATGCATCGTAGTTGTGGGGTGGCCTATGGAACCGCTGACAGACGAACAAAGATTATCACTGGAAGCTATTCGTTCGTTATTATCAATTACGACGGGGTTAACGTGGTCGCAGATGCTATATCGAACGCAGGATTCGACCTTATTATTATTGATGAAGCAAATGCCTATAAAAACACCTCTACTCGTCGCTGGAAGACTATTGCGAAACTTGTTAGTCCATCAACGCGAATTTGGATGATGACGGGTACACCCGCATCACAATCACCTGTTGATGCCTTCGGTCTGGCTAAATTAGTTTCTAGTTATCGTGTTCCCAAGTTCATGACAGCTTGGCGCGATAAAGTCTTATATCAAGTGAGCCGATTTAAGTGGGTCCCTAAGCCTACGGCCAAATCTGATGTATTTTATGCTTTACAACCGGCAATCCGATTCACTAAAAAAGAATGTTTAGACCTACCTCCTGTAGTCTATGAAACAAGAGATGTGCCATTGACTCCACAAGTCGCCAATTACTACAAAAAACTTAAAGCGCAGATGCTGATTGAGGCGGCAGGTGAAGAGATTTCAGCGGTTAACGCTGCGGCAAGCATGTCTAAACTATTGCAGATCAGTGGAGGTGCGGTTTACACCGATAAACACGATATCGTTGAATTCGATATTTCACCACGTCTGACGGTTCTAGAAGAAGTGCTTGAAGAGACAACCAATAAGTGTATAGTTTTCGTCCCCTATTTACATACGATTGAGGTGGTTACAAAGCATCTGGACGCCCATGGATACACTAACGCTGTCATTAAAGGGGATGTGGGCGCGAAGGCTCGTGCTGACATTATCGATAAGTTCCAACGTGATACAGACCCGCGAGTACTTGTGCTCCAACCGCAGGCTGCGTCACATGGTATTACACTTACCGCCGCCGACACACTTGTCTTTTGGAGCCCCGTCCTCAGCGTCGAAACTTTCTTACAGTGCATTGGAAGAGTTGATCGTGTCGGGCAAGTTAATAAGGTACTTGTCGTAATGCTACAGGGCTCTGATATTGAACGTAAAACTTATGCTGCATTACGAGGTAAAATCGATGGTCATATCCAGTTAACTGAGTTATATAAACAGGTCATGGAGTAAACATGGACGTTGAAAAAGTTAAAGATATTATCGCAGGATTAGGTAGTTATAGTCCTAATTGGACTATCACATGTCCTAGTGGAAATTGTGTAGTAGTGGGCCAAAATGAGTTTAAAGAGATCGCCAAATATATCAGTAAACTAGAGTTAGCCGTAGTTCATTTTGCGTTTGAAACGATGAAGGTCAAGTCATGAACGAGTTAAACATCAATGATATTGTCGCGGCTTATATGAAAATCCGTGAACAAAAAGATATCCTTACTAGACAATTTGAGTTGGAAGAACAGGAACTTAAAGAGTCCATGGAGATTCTTAAGCAACAGTTATTGGCCATGTGTAACAGTCTCCATGCAGATAGTATTAAGACCGAACATGGAACCGTAATCCGACAATTAAAAGAGCGGTTTTATTCACAAGATTGGGAAAATTTCCATAGTTTTATTATTGAGAATAAGTTACCTTACTTACTAGAAAAGCGGGTAGCACAAGGAAATATGAAGCAGTATCTCAGTGAGAATGAAAACAAAATTCCACCGGGAATACAGGTCTTAAAAGAATTTGATATTAGCATTAGAAAACCGAGTTAAAGGAGTTAACATGTCTAACGATATCGTAGAGTCCATCAAAAATCAGTTAGCCAATATGCCTCGTGGCGTCGATGAGGATACCCGCGCCATTGCTGGAGCCGACTTTGGCAAGCGCATCAGTATCAAAGGCGGGGTCTTCCGTCTCGTTGTCAATGGCAAAGAAGTCAGTACCGTTGAAGACCGTTATATGGATGTGATCTTTGTCAAGGCTTCCCATACACCGTCAAGACAGTTCTATGCGCAAGCTTTTAAAGAAGGCGAGGCCATTCCGCCCGTCTGCTGGTCGTCAGATAGTATAACTCCTGATTTGTCCGTAGAAAATCCGCAAGCCTCTGCTTGTAACACGTGTCCACAAGCGATCCAAGGTACAGGCCAAAATGGACAGGGCACTGCATGCCGCCTGTCATGGCGTACTGCTGTGGTATTACCGCAGCATCCCGGTGGTGACGTAATGCAGTTGGTGATCCCCTCTGCATCATGCTGGAGCAAAGAGGATAATGGGCAGTGGGGGTTTAAGCCCTACGCGCAGATGTTAGCCGCAAACAACATCAGTCTCGGTCGTGTTATCAGTAAGATGAAGTTCGATACCAAGTCTGCATCACCCAAGTTGTTGTTCAGTCCAGTGGGCACGATCTCACCGCAGGATTTGCCCATTGTTGAGAAGCAGTCTAAATCGGATGCTGCGGCGCGAGCGATTGAGTTGAGGATCTTCAAGAAGAAAGAGCAGGAAGCACCTGCCGTCGCTGCGCCCGCTGAACCTCCGATGCCTAAGAAGGAATTGACTGAACAGAGTGAGTTGGCGTTGCCTGAACCTGTGCTGAGAAAACAGGGCAGTGCAACAGAATCCAATAAAGTTGATGAGGTTCCGGAGATTCTTAGGAAATGGCAGAAGAAGGGATAATTAATGTCCCGTTCATATTCTGAAAAGTTCCTGTTGACGTTAACGCAGGCTGATCCCAAGCAAGCAGGGGTTCAGTTGGGTCGTTTGTGTGTTGAAGCCAATGTCCCGGCGACGTATATTGCCAAGGCACTGGGGGTGACACGCATGACGGTTTACTCATGGTTTCGGGGACAGGATATCCGTCGCCCGAAGCGGAAGATCGTCGAAGCCATCATAGACCTCATGCAACAGGATTTTATGAGCGGAACATTACCAGCTAAAACTAGATTTGACGCTAAAGCTTACGTTGAGCAATTAGCGGGTATTAAAATCTAATAGTCGGCGGGGTTTAGCCCCGCCCTTTTTTACCCATAAACTTATGCGGGCATGCAAAACCAATTCTATGGAAAATTATTACCAGCACAGGGACTTTATTGCGTAGTAGGAATCAACTCTAGCGGTGTCGTTGATCAACACTTTGTAAAAAATGTCTCTGAAGTACTAAAGCAAATAGAAGTTTTAAAGGACCACACCAATGTATTCGTAGCTCCGCATAGCTTCAACAGCCATACCCGTAAGGCTGCCGATGCTGCTTACTGTCGATCACTCTTCATCGATCTAGATGTAGGCGACGGACCCAAGAAGTACCCTTCGCAAGCTGATGCGATAGGAGAACTGGTATCATTTATTGACACGGTTGAATTAGCACAACCTGTCATTATTAATTCAGGTACGGGAGTTCATGCTTACTGGATATTTGATGAAGATATCCCAAGTAACGTATGGGCACCTTATGCTCATAAATTTAAAGCATACTGCCTTGAATACCTGAAAATTGACCCCGCAGTAACCGCTGATCGCGCTCGTATCATGCGTGCGCCAGAAACGTACAACTACAAAGTGATCCCACCACGTCAAACGGGCTTTTGGTGTGACGAAATTCCCGTTTATGATTTCAAAGACATGAAAGAGTTTTTGGGTGGGGAACTTCCTATACCACCTGTGAACGTATTAGAAGATGTACAGAAGGGTGTAGACGATGATACCAAAGCGATTTCTAACTTCTCAGCTGATGTAGAACATGTATTTTCAGTCATAGTTGAGAAATCTTTAATGGGATTAAGTGGGTGTGCTCAGATAAAATATATTCTAGAACACGTAAAGACACTTAATGAACCTTTATGGCGTGCGGGTTTATCCGTAGCTATTCGTTGTTTAGATGGCGAGACTGCCATCCAGTTGATGAGCGAAGGCCACCCCGGCTACACGCCAGAAGCCACCATCAAAAAGGCCCACGGCACCCTTGAAGCCAAATGGGCTTATGGATGTGAAAAATTTGACGAATACAATCCCGGTCTCTGTATCAAGTGCCATCACAAGGGGAAGATCACTGGCCCCATTGAACTCGGAGAATACGTCAAGAAAGACTCTCCCATTAGCCCCATCAGGCTGATGAGCAAACCCGAAGACCTGCCACCCACCTTCCCGTTAACCATGTGGCCCTTCTACATGTCAGAAAGTGGCAGCATCTGGTGTGAAAATGCACCGATCTTCGACAAAAAAACTAAAGAGAAGATCGATCAGGACGATATAGAAATCAGTAAATATCCCATTTGGCCAACTAAACGTATTTATCATCCCATAGACGGCGCTTGCATCGAATGGAAATATAGACTTCCAAAAGACAAATACAGGGAGTTCCAGACTCCGACACGACTTATGCAAAGCCGCGAAGAAATGATCAAGTTGTTCAATGAACATGAATTGACCTTTTCACCTCCCTCCAAGGCGGCGCTTTTTATGGAATACATCGTCAAATGGAGTCAACACATGCTAAGTGTTGATGCCGCCGAACAAATGCGTATGCAAATGGGGTGGACTGATGATGGTGAAGCTTTTGTTATTGGGGGTACCGAAATCAGACGGACAGGAATTGTTCTGCGTGCAGCAGCTTCACCGCTCATCCATAGCATTGCTAATCTATTACGGCCTTATGGAGAATACTCAGGATGGAAAAAGTCTATACAGGAACTCAATACACCCTCGATGGAGATCCACGCGTTCAGTGTACTGTGTGCTTTTGGTTCACCACTTATGCGCTTCATGTCAACGAACGGCGTAACTTTTGGCTTCACGGGCGACAGTGGTGCAGGAAAGACGGGTGCCCTCTACGCGGCGACAAGCATCTTTGGCTCTCCCGTGGAGATGGGCGTGGTGGGAGATAAAAGCCAAGCCACCGGGAACGCCCTCATTGGAATTTACATGGCCTTAAAAAATATCATGTTGGGTCTCGATGAATGCTCTACTCGTGATGCTGAAGATGTGGCTCGCATGATTTATCAAGTAGCCAGTGGACGCGGCAAGATGCGTATGCAAGCCAGCAAAAATGCATTGCGAGATCATGAAATGTCGGGATCTATGATCGCTATGACTACACAAAATCAATCATTAGAAGATAAATTACGATCACATAAAAGTAACCCTGATGGTGAGATGGCCCGCTATGTTGAATTTCAGGTATCTACTCCGATAGCTATGATCAATGACCCCTACTTAGGTAATCGATGTTTTGAAGGTGTAAAAGCTAATTTTGGTCATGCTGGCGTAAATTATATGCAGCAAGTTTTAAAGATGGGTGACAACGCGGTCAAAGACATGGGGAATAAATGGATTGAACGGTTTACAAAAGATTTTGGCAAAGCATCCGCCTTTCGATTTTACGAAAATCTAATAGGTGCTGCGTTCGCAGGAGCTGAGATCTCTAAGAATGCTGAGATCATTAATTTCGATATTGAACGAATCTACCGTATGGTGATTTTAAACATGATGAAGATCAAGGGTAATATTAGAATTAATATAGTAGATCACGTAAGTATTTTAGGCGAGTTTCAGAATCGTTATATCAATCATGCCTTATTAATCAAAGGTGGACAGATTATTAGTGAACCCCGTAATTCACTCATGATTCGTGGTGATCTAGACACCAACATTATCTATATTATTAAGCGTGACTTCAAGAAATTTCTAGCTGAGACACAAATTAATACTCGGGCATTTATAGATGATGCCCATGCCACAGGATTATTAGTATTTGATGGCAAACTTCGTATGGCTAAAGCATGGAGTGCCCGGAGTGACATGGCTCCTGTAGATGTCTTTGGATTTAGATTTGATTTTAGTAAGGACCCTTCCAATGGACCCTCCGCAAGAACCTGAATGGCTGTTCCCATTTTCAGGAATGCTGGTGGGAAATTCGTTCTTCATACCTACCTTGCGGCCAGCGGAATTGATTTATATAACAGATACAAGAGCCAAAGAATGTGGGATCAAAGTAAAGAGTTATGCAGTGACCGAGAGTGGGTTACTGGGCATCCGCACTTGGAGGATACGTTAATTATATTAGGAGAATGGCTCAATCATAATCGCGTACCTGATCTATGAATGATCGCATGAGCCAGTTTCGTTGTAATTTAAGATCCGTAATTTCATCGGCCTTATCTTTAGAACTTTGGCTCGTATCATCTTCTAAAACCCGGAGTTGATGTTGGACAGTTTTCAATTGACCATTGACCACGGCATTGTAGAGATTGTCGATCATGATGGCGTTAGGGTGAGTATCGAGGTACTTATCAAGCATCTCAGGTCGGTCCTTATACATGGCCAAGGTATTTTGTTGCCGTTGGATCTGAGTCCTGATATCTGCGAACTCACGCGCATCGTAGCTGCTGGACTTACCGATAAAAGAATCCAATATGCCGCCAACGTCGCGCTTAGGATCAAAGTCTTTTTGTCCAGTTATCGTAAGGGCAGTGCCATATGTATTATGGGCGAGTCGTGCCAACCCATCTATATAAGAATTAGTGAAGAAATGGAGCGTGTTTGGGGAAATATTTACCGTATTGCCAGTTGCATCTGCAAGCATCCGCGTTGCAGCCCCATATAATTCAGGTAAGTTCTCACCACCTGAATAGGCATCACCGAACTGATTCATACGGTTAGTATAGACTTCCCGACCGAATGCATCCACGTTCATACCATATTCAATAAAGGGTCGAGCGAAAGTGGGCATGATCGATGCCACGGTAAATGCAATAGGATGATCAATGGGGCTGTACTTTTCCACTGGGAGTGGGAAATAAGACTCTAAAGCGATGGGGATCATATTACCTAAGACTTCTTTGAGATTACTCTCTCCAATAGTTGCTGCGGCCATCTGCGCACCGAAAGCACCGAAAGTCCCGAGTCCCCAACCCCACGGGATCTGGAAATAATCATTTCCTTTACCCAACATGCCATGTGCGGGTAGACGAATATTCCGTGCCCACATGGACATGTTATCAGTGGCGACTTTATTACGGCCCTGATCATCTTCTTCACCCGCTAACATCGCCATGGTGTATAGGCCATAGCCTGCGCCCATCATGCCTACAGCCATGACACGGGCGGCTTTTTGTTTACCAAGCTGAACTTTCTTAAAGTTCTCGATGTTCTGATCGACTTTTGCTTTAGCCTGAGCCATGATTTCAGGTGTTATTTCCTTGGACTTAACCTGTTTAGCCAGTATCCGAGCTACAGTATTCACATCACCAAGAGAAGGAGTCTCTTGCACCATTCGCTTCACAGCCTTATCCATCGATAAGAACGACGGCGATAAGGCATCAATGGACCGTACCGCTGTGGTCATCGCGGGACGCAGGAACATAAACGCAGAACCTACTTCACGCCCGTACTTGCCTACGGTACTGAAGTTAAACAGATTCTTGGTATATTGGGTTGCTCTGAGCTTAATGTCATCGGTGTCTACAGCTTCACCCTTGGCCTTAGCCAATTCGTTGTAATGATTTTTAATTACACCGTACCCTGCGGCACGTGAAGCAAATTCAAACATATCAGACCAGATATTAAAATATTGTTTTACATGATCCAGACTACTCATGAAGCCCTTGGGACCTGTGGCTCTTGCTAACTCTGCCCGTTGGGACTGAATATTATGAGCCTGAGTCCATGTGGCACGGCCACCATTCTCCAGCCAGTCATGGAGTTGTCCATAAAACCCATTAGGACTGGCATTAGCTAATTTTTCAATTCCTGCCATGTCATTGTTATGAAATAAGCTTGCCACTCGTGCTGCTTTAAACAACCCTCCATCTAATATTTTACTGGTAATAGACCCCACGAACTTAGCAGCTAAAATAGGATCGTTTTCCATTCCCACCATCATTGAACTTGTAATCGCATGACGGACGAAGTTATAAGGCGGAAAGGCGACGTTAAACCGTGTATGCAATTGGCCAATACCGCCTGTAACAGCATTCAAGAACCGGTAAGGTGCAGCGATGTCATTGTTGAAGCCTCGGATGGCTTCATTCATGGCTTTGCCTTTAGCAGTGTCTGTACTGATTTTATAAACTTCAATCGTTCCATCTTTTTGATAATTAAAGAAATGATTTTTAAGAGTCTCGTATTTCTCTAATTTATCAGCGCGATCCTCAAACTTAACCTCTGCGACCTTACGTCCGGGAATATGCCCGTCATCAATTAATTTAGCCAGTCTTGAAGTAAAACCATCTCGTCCTGATCTAAACCCGGCTTTTAATGCATCAGCCATGGTTTGAATAAATGGATTGTCCGCATCTGACCGTCGGCCACCAAAGGCTTCAGCCCGCTCACTCACTGCCCCGCCCAATGCTTTACCATCGAAGTCAAATCGATCAGTATTTTTATGGGCTGTGGGATCGCCCTTCAACGGCATGTAATGTTTCCAGTTGTACAGCCCGATCCAGTTGGTGGCCTGCGGAGACTCATAGCCCGCTTTTTGATTGAGTCTACGGGCCTCTTGAGCTAATTGCTGGTGGGTATCAATAATTTTATCAATCAAATCACCCGTCTTAGCGCGATCTTGAGCCAGTGTGTTCTCCATGATCTTGACGGCATTACGGCTATATTTGCCTGCGACGTTATAGGCCAAGGAATTCTCATCCAATAACATACTCTTTGGACCTCTTTTGATAGAGGTATGACCTTCAATATCAGCATGAACTAGTAATTGTTCTAATAATTGACGGTCCTTAGCGAGTTGCTGTGGGTCTTTTATAGTTTTATCACTGTTATATTTCTTAACAATACGATCTCGATGATCCGCTGCCGTAGCATTCTGACCATCAAGCATAAATTTCTTGGTGTTCTCCAGTGGAACATCCAGCGTATACAACGTATGCCGACGCTCTTTTTCATGTAAAGCCAGAGCGTAAGACTGTAACCGTTTCTCAACTTGTTCTTGAGTCATCCCTAGTTTCTGAGCCAGCTTACCGATATTGGCCCGCTGAGTACTGATCATCTGAATATTATTTTTATTTTCCATCTCAGCTTTAGCCGATAAGCTACTGGCAAAGCTACCAATGTCCGCGTTACCGCCTGCGGCATTAATATTCTTTTCTAGGATATCTAATGGACGCCGATAATTCTGAAGGAGTCGAATCATCTCTTCTCGACCCTCATGGCTACCCAACATCTTTCCTACACTTTTAATTACGCCCGGTCGGCTATAAGCATTTTTATAAAGCTTGTCAGTTTTCTCAGTACGGGTTTTTTCGATATCTTCAATCGTCTTGGGTTCAACATAGGGTTCTTTTACAGTTTTCTGTTTAAGAGCAATATCCTCTTTATCTCCTACACCTAATACTTTCCGGGCATGTCCATCAAGAACATTCTCATGGGCCTGTCGTAAAATTTGAGTGACATCATTATCTGAATACTTTAATGAACCACTTAAATGCTGTCGAATGAACTGACGTACAGCAGCTATGACACGATTAAACGCGGCGCGAATACCAGTATTTTTAATTGGACCTTGTTCAGAAGCATTGGCTAATACTTCATCTACTGCACGAGCCTGTAACTGTTCTGGTGTCATGTTTTTATAGAATTCATGACCTCCTTTATTTTTTATCCAGCGATCAGCGACTTCTTGCATAGCTGGATTAGATTTATAAATATCCTGCATGAGTTGATTATGAAAATCACCAAATTTACTCCGTAATCCATAATGTCCTAAAGCTTCATGGAATAGAGTCGCTTTAAGTTCTTCAGGATTGGCGTGCTGATCTGCAACTAAATGTACTGCTCCATGATCATGCCAACCCGTAGTGTCTTCTGGTTTGTTATCAGGGCGTGTTTCATGAACCTCTATTTTTGGTGCATTCTTCCAATTCTTAGTATGCTCATCAACGATCTTCTGCGCGGTATCTTTGGACATACCGCCAGTCGATGTACCTTGCCTTAAAGCAGTATCTTCTTCGTCTTTACGATGCGTTTTCTGTTTGGCTTCTCTTGCATTAGCCTGCTCGTTGTACTCACGAACCTGACGGTCTTCATCAGTCTCAAGCTTAGTAACTTCAGCAGGCTTAGACGGTGCTTTATTAGCAAACGCCTTCCGGATCAATGCTAATCGTTGATAATCTTTTGCCCCTGTTGCGGCGTCCAACATCTTATGTAGGTGCTTAAAATCCGGGTTGGGGTCATCCAACTCACTCTTGATGACCATCAACTGATTTTCATCAATATTGCCTTTATGGAAGGCAATGATCGCCCGTCGTTTAATAATCTGATGTTCAGGATCACGCTCTATTGGAGCTGGTGCTGGGCCTTCTCTAGCAATATTTCCTGTAACGTTTGTCGTATCAGGAACCACTCCTCTTGTGATAGATTCAAGAGGTGGTGTGACCTCGGGGGGTCGTTGTGGTACAGGCACATCCATGCCAACTCTAAGTCCCGTTGACTGATCTCCAATCCCACTCCGTTTTTGTCGTGGTTGGTCACTGGGCTTCTCCTCGGGCTTAAGCATCCATTTCTTTGCATCAGGGTCATATTGAATAAGCCCTTCACGTTTTAGAGTGTTGAGATGACCAATAACTTCAGTGGCGCTACCAATGCCTGCGCTCGTCTGCACCTCATCACGAGTTGCAGGAGTTTGTTTAATAAAATTCAACACAGCCTGTTTACGCTGACCTCTAACGGTTGGCTCCATCTTGCTACCGGGTTCAAACGGTAACGTGACTTGTGTGGGCGCTGGGCCTTCAGGTACAGATACTTCTGGTCGGATTCTAGGACCTTTATTAAAAAGATCACCCTGCGCTTCTACGGGTTGAGGTTCAGGTTGCTTAGGTTGATTTAGTCCCAACTCACCCTGTTGATGAATAGGAGGAGTAACCGGTGAAAACGGTGGGGGCGGTTTCGGTGCTTCAGGACCAGCCCACTCAAAGGGAAAGCTCTGTTGTGGGTTGGGTTGTTGTGGCGCCTGCTCAGGGAACGCCCGTGCTTCTGGTGAAACACTGTGCGCACCGGGCTGATAAGTCAGTTGCGGTGGCGGCCCCGGTGGAGGGGGAGTCGGTTCTGTCTCCTGCCCCATATGGAATACGTTAGGTTCATGAGTTAAAAGTTTAGGAGGTGGAGCAGGCGGTGGCGCAGGATGGCGTGCCGCATAGCCCGGTGCCAGTCGTTCACCCACACCATAGAGTGCACTGCCCACCCGCGTAGGCTTAGTGAGTAACCCACCCAATAACGCGGACTCACCTACACTGGCCCAATCAACAGGCTGATCACTCATGCCCTGTTGAGCAGCATTTTGAACTCCTCCAATCGTGGCGTTGATCGCGGCAAATTTACGGGCTTCATTAATCGCTTTAGCCGCTTCTTCTATGGTCTCACCATGACGAGCAGCAAATTTCTCAGCCGTTGAAAACGCACGACTCAGATTAGTCACACTAGGACGCATAGCCAATAGCTGTGGCGCAACATCTCCTATCACTGAAGCTATTGGATGTTCTTTGGCTTCTGCTTCCCGTTGGGCTTCATCAACACCGATGGCTTTAGCCACCTTGGGCATAGACTCAAGGGCTTTATCCTGTGCTTTATTAGCTGCCCATGCAGCAATACCTGCGCCCAGTACACCACCTACAACTGTACCAATACCGGGTAATACAGCTGTACCTAACCCAGCACCATACCCCGCCCCTGCCATACCTGCGGCCATAGGTCCAACACCACGCTCTGCGCCATGAAGAAGAGTTCCAGCTGTACTGGTCTGAGGCTGCTCCGGTTGTCTATGCATCTGTAAATAAACAGCATAGGCAATCTGTTCATGAGTCGCATCAGACGGCCCATCTACTTTATAGGTCTTGCCGTCTGGAGCATCTACAGAAAATGTAGGCACTTTTTATGGTCCACTGACTTTAAACAAATCTGCATTAAATCCCGGTGGCGGGGTAAAATCTGCGCCCTTACCTGTTACTTTGGTTTCCAACCGGACCATCTCATCTGAACCTTCTTGAGCTGTTTTAGAATTACTACTCAATGATCGATTATAGGCCATCTGATAAGATGGGCTGGTGAATAAACGCTCCAATACCGCAGTATTAGCAGGACCTGTTCTAGTTTCTGCTGCCAAAACTGAAGGTTGAGTAGAGTAATAATCATGTGCCTTATCTAAAACATTTTGATAAGCCGGGTTTGGAGATCCATCGGATAATTTTTTAGGAGTATCAATAATCTGTTCTGCAAATAACTGCGCAGGGTTATACATTGAACGATATCTAGCCTGCGCAGCAATAGTCTCTGAAGCGATTTGACGCTGTAGAACACGAGACAGCATATTATCCTGCGCTGTCCACATACGCCCCTGAAGCGCGTCATGACGCTCTTGCTGTTTCAAGAATAAATTCATGGCTTCATTGGTTTGACCCATTTTTAGATTCTCAATAGACTGGGCCACATTATACTTCTGACCCTGTAATTGCATATTCAAATCGCGGTATTTATTCAAGTTTTCTTCATAGGCTTCCGCCCCTGCGTGGCCGCCTACAGCTAAGGCACCAATAAATCCACCATGAGGATTAATAGTTGCCGCTTCAGCCATAGCAAAGCCTGCTTTAGCTAAAGCCAGCCAATTGCCTTGTTTCTTAAACCCTTCAATTTCACTACCAAATTTATCTAAGAATCCCATGTACTGCTTAGCCGCAGTACCGATACCTTGTGAAGCATTAAGGGCCTGAATCGTATGTAGGTTCTCCTCAATACTCTTAGGTGCGCTGGCTTCAAACGCCGCTTGCTGTTGAGCAATGGCCTCTTTTTCAACAATAGGTTCACCCGTCCGTGGATCGACTGGCACATGCATGCCCATGCCTGCGCGACCTGACATGCTCATCTCCATATTGGGCTGTGGTGAAGGAGCAGGTTGAGGAGGCGGTGAGGGTACGCCCGCAGGGATCTGATTCTGATTAGGACCAAACTGCGGAGAGCCGGGCGGCTGGCCAGTAGGAGAAGGGGGAGGGGGTGTAACTCCCGCATTCTGCTGGCCAGCCGCTGGCACCTTCTGAGGAGGAGCATTACCTGCTAAATAGGCTTGCGCACGAGGAGTCAATGGCGTGTTCCGAGTCTGATGCATATCAAGTTCATATTTAATATCTTCAGGAATAGGCCCACTTGCATGGGCTACCGGAATGTTGGGTATGCGTGGAGCTTGAAACTGAGGATCTGTTGCATAGGCCGCGCTGTAAGGATTTACACCACCCTCATCGAAATGCTCGATCTTTCCCCCTTTCCTCTGTGGCGCAATACCCATTTGAGATTGCTTCTGCCGCCCCTTGGCCAGATAATTCCCCGCTGCATCACGCCAGTAATTTTTCATTAAATACTGTGAGATCGCGCCCTGCTGTCGGGCCAATGATTCTTCATCGGCTTCACCGCCTTCTTCAAAGGCCACAATGCCACCGCCCGCTTTCCCGCTCTGCTGCTGCGCCTGTTGGTCCATAATGTTCTGATACAGCTGTTGCTGCTGCATCGCGGCCATATCGGTGGGGTCCGTGGGGACGGTCATGCCTCCCCCATCGAACGCAATAATGCCACCCCCTGCCATACCGAATGTGTTATTGGGCACGGGGAGCCCCGCTACGCCTTTGTTGCGCTGGGCGGCCATGGTGTTAATCTGCTCGTCAATGTCCTGAGAGACGGTTTTGACCGGAGCCTGTTGTGGTGCGTTTCCAGCGGCTTGTTTAAGGGTCCGATATTTCATCACAAGCGAAGCTAAGCGAGGATCAACGCCCTTAGATAATAAATAATCTACAGCCTTATCAGGCGGTAATTTCTGGCGTGCGATCTGCTGCTCTGCTTGAGCGACAACAGGGTCTAATGCATTCAAACCACTCATTAACTTGCTCCCGCGTTAAACAGCGCCGCTAACCCTGTGCCCACACCTGCCACCTGACCCAGTACATTGGGCGGTTGCTGATACGTCGATGCCGTGCCTGACCCTTGAGCGATGGTACCCGTGCCATGCAGAATGTCTGACATGAACCCCAATTGCGCATAGGGGTAATTCTGCTGATTAATAAATTGCTGATAAGCAGTATTCATTCCTGTTTGTTGTAAATCCTGTGCCTGCTGACCCAATCCAAACTGCGCTTGTGCAATTCCAGCCTGCTGTTGATACTGATTATTACCTAAAGTACCCAACTGTCCCGCAGCACCCAGTTGAGTATTGAGTCCCTGCAATCCTAAATTAGAGCCAAACTGCTGACTCTGAAGTCCTTGCCCCTGCGCCGCCAATCCAGCACCTTGATTGGCTTGTTGTGCCTGCATGTTCGCGGCATTAGAGGTATTAAACTGCCCCTGCGCATTCTGATAGGCATTCCCATACCCTTGAGCAGTAATCCCCTGCAATTGATCCTGTAAATTCCGCTGTGCTTCGGACTGGACAAGGGCCTGACGCGATCCACCGAGATTTCCTGTTTCTGCCGCAACTGCGCCCATCCCCGGTAATTGCTGCGCATAACCTCGGACGGCCTGATTCTGCTGTTGTTGTACGACATCTTGTACATAAGGGTTCATGTACTGATTAACATTGGCTCCGTTGAACTGTTGACTGTTGACATTACTAGAACCAATCTGTCCGGGGTTATAGGTACTGCCAATGTTACCGGCATTAAGGCCCGCTAATCCCGCCATCCCCGTCGCCTGACTGGTCTGATTAGAAGGTGTCATACCCTGCACAGTATTCATGGACTGTTGCTGCATCGGGTTAAACCCAGCAATCATCTGACCCGTATAAGGTTTGTACGGATTTTGATTAATATCAGTTAGTGCTGATGTTTGTGGTAGCAGACCGGGGATCGTCCCATTACCCATCACATAGGGTTGGGCGTAATCCGGGATATTACTGGTAGTACTCTTGGTCTCTGTAGGACCGCTTCCGCCACCGCCACACATGGTTATTCTCCTACGATGAAAGTACCACCAATAAATTTAAGACCCATTCTAGATAGGGCCTTAATCTTTACTTCAGTGTCTTCCATGTTAAATACATTAATAACAAGAGGGAGTTTGTACCCTTCAGCATAATTAATCGCAGCCGCCACTAGAGCTGCCCCCGTCCGCGAATGGCGAAATTCGGGTCGGACATACAGCCATCCATCGGCTAGATAAGCTTCGTTGGAATACCACGGTGTCATATGATGTAAACCAATGGAACCAACGATGCCATGAGGATCGTCTTCGATGACCCACGCTGCGCATTCGATATTTTTTGCGATCCAAGCGGCCCCCTTATTGAGATCATAATTTTTAGCGTTTAACTTACCCATCTGAAACTCTTGCGCAAAATAGGTCCTCAAGAAATCCATAATGGCATTAAAATCTGCGGCAATCGGATTGAGTCTACGTAAAATCATGCGGGCATAAACTTATTGGGTTTAATCGCAGGAGCTTGAGATTCCTTGCCTGTCCGCGCTCGCCGCACATGATCCATCATGGCATAAAGTCGTTTAGATCCTGCTTCTGTAGAACCATTGCCCAAGTGAGAAACCACATCAGCAGGAATGACAAATTCACCGTCTGCAAGTGCAGCTTGCTGTGGTTTACCGCCTGTAATTTCAGCAGGGATCGAATCGCTCATCCCATCACCGGGACCTCTAAGTAAATGACCACCATCGGAGTAGCAACCCAGACCTCCATGAGCCATCCCTCCTGTAGCAAATCCACCACCATAAGCGGGGGTCCCTACGCCGGGTGTACTGATACCGGTGCTCTGATGACTGTAAGGGGTGTAGGTCTGTGTAGAAGGATTGTAATAAGACCCCCCACCACCTATACCACTAGCACCACCACTATAAGGAATACGAAGACCATTATGACCACCACCCATCACAGGATGAGGCGTACTCCCCGGTCCCACCGCAGGTGGCGGGGGCGGTGGAGGCGGAGGTTGCAATCTCTGATTTAAACTTGATAAATAACTATCCCATGCCGTAGAGGGGGGAGCCGGTGGAACCTGCGGTTGCGCAGGCGGCTGCATCAACCCTTGATAATACGCAGCCATTTGTGGACTAGGGGGCTGTGCAATACTTTGACCCTGTTGAGCCATCACAGGAGCAGGCGTAAACGATGACTGGGGTTGCGCCTGTGGCGGACCCATATTGGGGTTATTCATCGGAGGAGGTGCTGTATTAGCAGCGGTCAATGCGGGGTTGGCTGTAATACCACCCGTATCGTAATGAATCATTCCACCGTGAGCATTAGGAAGAGGAGGTTGGTAAGTATTACTCCCCGTACTACTAAACCTTCCCGTCGCAGGATCATACGATTGACCATATAATGTTTCAGGTCCATAACCCAACATGGCAGCATTAGCCGCATGATTCGCATCAATTTTTCCACGAGTCTCACCCGCTACAGTAGGCCCCAAAAAATCAGATGATAATCGAGCCACAGTTGGTGAGTCATTAGCTAACATGCTAGATAATTTATCTTCAGTCCAATGACGCACCCCCGGAATTGCTATTCCTCTCATTGGGTCCAAAGCACTTAAAAGACTACCGCCAAAAGACAGATTTCTAATCCCACCGCCTTCACGCATGCCAATATAAGGAGGCTGATAAACACCTGTCCCCGCAGAAGTGTAACCTTGACCTTCTAAGGGAAGCTGACCTACGCCATAAGTGCCATAAGCGGGGTTAGGTGTCCCCGGATGATATTTCATGTAATTTAACGTCACAGGCGGATGCGCGGCTTTTTCCTGTGCCTTCAAAGCATCTTCCTGTGCTGTAATTGAACCGTAGATACCCGGCGCAGCGGCAGCCGCCATATCAAATTTACCAATACCTGACCCTGTTAAAGCATTCAAGGATTGGCCTGCGGTTCCACTGCCTTGTCCTGCCAAATCTCCAATACCTCTACCCATATTTCCAACATTAGTCATAAAACTATTTTGGCCTAGATTAGCTGCACCATTCCTGATCGCCGCAGCCCGTGCCGCAGTGGCTCGGGTAGCATCCAGTTGTGCTTGAGTAGAGTATTGAATAGCACCCGTTTTAGGGTTAATACCACTCTGAACAATCTGATTCGGATCGGGTGCTGGAGCAATACCCGCTGTTGGAGTAGGAAGTGGTGTAGCGCTTGCAGCAGACGCATCTGCTAAAGCTCCTGTTGTACCACTGGTCGCTAAACTAGGTGCCGCCTGACTTGCTACTGATGAAAGCGCAGTGGGAGCCGCAGCATCACCTGAGAGGGTTCCCAACGTTCCAAGTCCGCTGGGCGTACCCCCTAATGCGCCTAAACTTCCAAAAGTTCCCGGCGTTTGAGTGGCAATACCTGTCGTTGCATCCGCAGCACCGGCTCCGGCTCCTGTCGTTGCCGCCGCATCAGCGCCCGCACCACCTGTAGCTCCCAGCCCAGCTAAACCCCCCGCGAGTTGCCCACCACCAAATGCACCGAGACCCGCCATCAAACCTTGTTTCCAGTCTCCTGTAATCGCCGTATCCCCTGCACCGACGATCAATCCAGCCAAGGGGGCACCTACGCCGGTAGCGACTAAAGCTGCACCGATGAGATCAGGTAAGATCGCGCTTAACCAACCTGCTTCAACTAATCCAGTTCGCGGATTCCGCGTGAGTGATCCCCCATGCATATGAGCCAGATGTTGCAGGCCGCCGATCTCACTATTGGACATGTGGACCAGTTGTGAGTCAGGGCCACGCCCGAGCGCTGCAAGACCCCGCGCCATATTGAAATGTTGAGACTGGCCTTGGGGATGAAGCATATGGCTAGACATAGGATTTCCTTAAACAACAATCCAATCTGTACTATTGGAATTTGCGACTGAACAATTAATAGTGAATCCTGTAAGTGATTTATTGGTATACCAGCAATACCCTGCGGCATTCCCACCCAACCCAATGTAATAAATCGTACTGGGCATCGCCTTTAGAAACGTCACTGTCGCCGTCACGGCAGCATTGAAAGTCACCGTACCGCCTATAATTGAGGCCAACTCTACGGTGTTGGCATTAATAGTGGTTGCCACTCGATCATTAAACAACCGTAAAATATTATTAAACGCCGTTTGATAGCTGCTCTGATACGCCTGCGTCGGTATCGGCAGATTGGGAGAAACAACCGGTAATGGAACTAAGGTATTGATCATCGCCTGCCATCCGGTCGGATATCAAACCGCATCGCACCCATCTGCCAAAATACACCCTGATTAGACGAATTGATTTGAAACGCCAATTGTCGTCCGCGCACGCGAGTATAGATCTGCCCCGTGAACTGCTCTACTGGAGAAGAGGAACTGCCTGTCACAGTTGGCTGATCCACATTACTTTGATAAGTAGTACCTGAATTTTGTCGTGGATAAACAGTTAATAGGATTTGAGGATTAGTCACTGTAGAACCATTAGGTGCACCTATATTAAAATTGAAATCGGGTAATGCCCGCCACACAAATCCATAATGTTGACCATCACCAATCGCAAAATCTGCGGATTCTATATAAGAATTAATAGGTTGTAGGCTAGATAATGCGGTTCCTATGACAGTTGAATAAGATTGATCATCTGTACCCAATTCATGGAACATGACTTGATTAGGAATGGCATTTAAAACTTTACTATAAATAACATGTGAAGCCGCTGTTGTCCCATAAGCTCCACGAGTTACACCCAAAAATACATTTCCTGTAATTCCGGTATAGGTCATTAGTTCATTATCAATTTGTAAAACCCCAATAACTGTTGCACCATATTGCAGCGTATTCGGATAAGTAGTTGCATTAATAACTTGAAATGAGTTAGCTGTAGAATTTATAGCTAACGACAAATAAGTACTTTGAGTACCATAAGCTGCCATCGGATATTGCCGTAACGATGAATCAAACCAGAAAGTTCGATTCAACGTGCCGTAGTACCAAAAATTTTCCATGTAGTTATAAACCACATAACTATCATTGGTCTGGCTATTCAGAGAGGGATACAACCACCAAATCTCGTTGTACCGTTCGTTATATCCTGCGACAATCTGATAAGTCTGACTAAAATTAATATTCTGGAATATAAATTTACGTAAAGTACATGGCAAAGTATTAACAGTACCAGCATAAATATAAAATTTATCGATACCCATCCAGTAAGTCACACCACCTATCGTCACCATACAATTGGGTGACATACATGAAATATTATCCATTAAGGATGTAAACCCGAATGTATAAGGTGGTCCAATATATTGCATCGAATACAAAGATTGATCTGTCCAAATTAGGATTTCCTGCCGAGTATTTACTGACCCAATGATAAATGATCCATTAGATAACCGCTGCTCACCTGATTGGTTATACGTTGTCGGTGTCCATTCAGCAGGCAGACTCTGATCAGACCATCTTACTCTCATAGGATCAAATTGAGGTTGTTGTAAAACATTACCGCTAACAATTGGACTATAAGGAGTAGACCCCATCGCAACCACAAATCCATAAACACTATTTGTTACAATTTGATAAACCTCATTCGGTGCCGTCAAACCTGAATAACTAAAATTATAAGTTCCAGACATCGCACCTAATGTCGCTGCCGATAATGTAATTGCCGTACCACCCGCAGAAGTCACATAAGTTCCGGGAGTGATATTGGTTCCACTGATATAAGACCCGATATCTATAAAAGTAGAATTCGTCACCGTAATTGCATTTCCACCCGCTGTCACGCCACCTGTTGTAATGGTTTGAGTCGCAGCACCTTTTATCTGTCCCCCTGCGTACTGATTAATTGTAATCGCAGGAACATAAGTTCCTACTGAATTAACCCAGTAATAAATCGCTCCACCACGTAAAGCCATGATTAAATCTTGGTTGTAATTCACCTGATTCCACAATTGCAATGGAATAGAGACACTTAATGCACTCCCCCATCCGCCTGCTCCCCATGGTCCAATGCCCCATCCCGTACCTGTCGCTTGGGTAGCACTTCCCGCATTAATGTGATAGAGCACTGTTGTTGTCGTACCACCTGAACCCGTGGCAGGTTGAGCATAAGTTGTAATTAGGTTGTAAGTCGTTGCAGTGGGTGATGCAACAATTTCAAACAACCCACTAAATACATAGGCGCCTGCATTAACGCCCGCCGTAGGATTAGAAATCGTAACAGTGCTCGCGCCCGTATTAACCGCCGTAATTGTCGTTCCTGCGGGAATATTGGTTCCGGTAATAGTTTCTCCAACATCTACACCATAAAAATCAGGTACGGTAACAGTTTGACTTGCAGCACCAAATGTAACCCCCGCTGCCTTTGTAATTGTAAGAACAACATAAGTACCTATAGTAGACTGGAATGTAGCATCAGTAACCGTAATTAATTTACTGCCAGTCACCGTAGCAATAGGATTAGCCCCTAAAGTCGTTGCAGTTGCTACACCTAAATAATTATTTTGATAGTTAGCGATAGGTGTAATATCGTAATAAGCTCCGCCATTCTCTACATAAAATGCTTGATTAGTTCCTAATGCAAGTAAATTATTACTATTAAAATCCACCCAATTAAACATCGAACGAGCCACACCGTTATAGGTCATGTTCCAGTTGGCTTGTGGATAAGTGATCCAACCACCCAGCTTCTCTGGATAACCCACACGAAACCGGGTCTTATCGCAATTGACCCAGCCACCCTCATTGGCATAAACCGTCACTTCTTTATTTATGCCGGGCTTAAATTGAACTTTAACTAATGGCATTAAATTAACTCAGTTAAGGAGTAACCAAAACTCCCGCCAAATCAGTAATTGCTGCTGCGGGATTAGCCACCATAACAACAATCGTCACTATATTAGATGGTGCTGATACTAATCCATCTATAGTTACTGTCTCTACTTCATAATCATTTGAACCTGTTAATGGAGATATATCTGTAAACATCATTGCACCAGAAACAGTAATCGGAGAACCAACAACTGAACCATTACGAAATACATTAGTTGCCTGAATATCAGTCAGCGCTAATGGCGTGCCATCAATCCGTGTAGATGGGGTTGTCCACGTCAAATTAACCTGCATAAAATTCTCCTTTACATTAATAAAAACGTCAGTCATTGCAAGTATTATCGACCTTGCTGCATAATGATAATGATGATGTCCATGTCGTTGTTCCATACTTCAATGTGTCTCATTATTCAATTGTCGGGCTTCGGCATTGAGTTGATCCAGTCGATGGGCAAACACTTTAAGGGCGTAGCTGATGTCTGGATGCACGTCATCGTGTCCAGTCCTGTCAACGGTGGGTCCACCTTCACTACCGTGTAATTGGGTCTCGATGCTGGTACTGAATGGGACGGTGCTGTGGCACACGATATGAGAAGTAAGTTTAACAGGACCAACTGAATAACGATCTTTAATCTCTTGAAGTTCATTGGCTTTTATCCTTCCTGCATCAGCAATCTTTACGTCATCTATCTTTTTCTGGCGTTCTACGCCAGCCTTATCCGCGTCTTTAATATTCTTTTCACCAATAGCCTGCTGGGCTGCGTCATGACGGTCTAACCATACAATACCAGCCCCAAAAAGAGCTGCTGCAATAAGAATCTCTATAAATAGCCTATTCATGATTTTTCTTAAAAATATCTGTAACAGCCTTCCATAAGGTATAAAGAAAACTTCTAAGTCGATCCGTTTTATGATGTAAATATTTCATTTCAGCATCAGCGTGGTCATGTCGATGCTGTAAAGAAGCATGGCCTTCTTTTATATCTTTACTTAATTGGTCCAATTTTTTATCAGTATCGTTATTCATCGTCCAAACCTTTTTGTAAGATACGCGGTGAATAGCACTAAAAAAATTGTCCATAGCCGTCCACCCCACCGTTTTATAAAACTTTTTCTACCTGCTGCTGAATTCTTTAGCACATTTACATCATCTGCAAGATTATCTACTGCGGTTTTCCTTGCTAACTTATGTTCTATTTGTACCTCTGCATTAGCCATACGTTGTTCAAGTCGTTGACCTGAAGTCACAGCATTAATAACGATTAGTTTATATCTAGGCCAATCATTAGTATCCTGTGCTGCAAACTTACGTCGTAACTCACTTACATCAGTAAGCGTAGTTTCAAACGTTGGTTCAATAGGTTGAAACTTAGGGTCCATCTTTTTTAGTATCACTCAAAGTTTTATAATTACCAGTCACAGCTTTTAATTCTGCAATATCTGAACGAATAGCAGTATTGTGTTCTTCAGCTTTCCTATTTTGACGTATTAATATAACAATACTAGTTACTGATCCAGCTATAGCAACTATAAATCCGGTTGCTGCTGTAATGATTCCAGCAATATCATCACTAGCAATTTTCATTTGGATGGTTTCTTTTCAATAGCAGCAATTGCTGCATCTGTAAGCTTCTGTGCCTCATCAGTAATTTTAGGATTTCTACGAGCTACTAAAAGTGTACCTACAACAAGGATAATAGCGCCTAGAATCTCCAAAATAGTTCTAAATGTCATGGCCATACTCCTGTTTCAATAAGTTTGATAATCCGATCTGCACGTACCCCCACTTGCACGCGCCAAGGAGTATCAATAAGTTCTTTTACAGCGTTGACATAATCCTTCGCTTGTAAATATCCAAGGAAATGAGGAAAGTGAAGAAGACCCATTGTGCCAAGATTAAAAGCCATATCTGCCAATGCAGCTTGTCGAACACTATCCTGAGCATTAAACCATCCATATTGGGATAATTCATTTTCAGTACGGTTAATATCATTACCCAATAAATACTCAGCTTCTCCTTGACTAATTTGACCGCCTTTTTTCCTATCAATTAATCGTCCATAACCAATAGTTAAAAAGCCAAGTGAATCGGAATAAGCATAAAGTCTACATCCCTCATCCACTTTTAACTGGGCGAGTAATCTAGCTTGATCTTCTGGAGTCATTAAGAAGTCCTTCTTTATATCTAATTTCTAACATTTCACGTAGCTCTTGAATTCCTTCAAATAATATCTTTCGATGTTTAGAGTTTATATTGCCATAATCATTCAATTCCTGAACTAATTTGGATAAGTCCCTATGTTTACCATGTCTATTACTACTACCCACTTAAGTACCATCTGCTGTTGCTGTAATATGTCCTGTATATACAATATTTAATCCCGCTGCATCAGCAGCGATCTCAAACTTTGTATCATTACTTCTAAGTTGAATTCCGGCAGTTAAAGTCCAAGTTCTAGTACTCGTAATAGCTATCCATGAACCCATCGTACCTATCGACCATGCATTACCACTTAACAATGTTGCTCGTACCCAATAGCTATTTCCTATATTTGCAGTCGTCGGTAAATACCAATTCACAGCAAAATTACCTCCACTACCACCACCAGATGAAATACACGTTCCATCCAATATAAAATTAACTGATGAAGATACACCACCTGTATTAGCGTGAGATACGTCCTGTCCATCATAATTAGCATTATATGTAAATGACGCCATCATAACTGCAATGTTACCTGTCACGTCAAACCGCTCCCTGATATCCACCAACGGGTTGCAGATACTTTATGTGCTGTCGCACGACCAAACTGAGCCAACGTTCTAGAACCTGTTAAACCGCCCGGAGACATCACTAAAGTATCTGATGTAATCGCAATCGTCATTGACACAGCCGCACTTGCATCATTTTCAAAGGTTAATGTCGTACCTACTATGTAAGCTACTGAAGCATTCGCTGGAATTGTAAAAGTGGGTGCGCCAGCGCCCGTGTAATAAAGTGATTTACCCGCATCAGCTAAAACAGCGGTATAAGGTGTGGCCTGATTATTAACAGGCAATTCAAGAAAGCCAGCATTAAAATTATTTCCAGCGCTATCATCAATTTTTGTAGAATGAGTACCAGCAACACCAGAAACAGTTAGTGCTACACCACTTGCTGGGGCAACGTTAGATAAACCACCTGTTGCTGCAATCGTCCAATTAATAAGGTTATTAGTACCGAAAGCCAGAGAATGGTTAGAAGTTACTTTGAATTGATACCCACCAGCAACCGTCGCTACAGTCGCAGTACGAGTCCCGTCGGTAAGACTATTAATAGTTCCTGTACCGGAAGCAACGAGAGAAAAAGTTGTAGCTGCTGCAAGACCGTTAACAGTTAATGCTGTGCCAGCAGTAGGTGCAGTAATAGACCATGTACCATTAGAAGTAATCTGCCCACGCAAAAGTGTATTTGTCGAAAAATTTAGATTAGTTGTTCCATACATTCCCAAAGTAGGAGCAGCACCACCTGTTGGAATAAATGATAGTGCCTGACAGGCCCCCGCTGCTGTCATTGAACCTGTTATAACTTCATTTCCACCACCATCTAATGTAAAGCGAACTACACCGCCTGTTGAAAGTGCGACTCCACTTCCACCAAACGACCCTAATCCGCTACTTAGTGCAGCAGTACTTGTTGGAACAAATCCCGAGCCAGTAATAACTCCCGTCGCTGTAACAGTAGTTCCGGCTGTAATAGAACCAGAAGCAGTAAGATTAGTAACAGAAAATGCCCCACCAAGACTTAAAGAAGAAATATAATTAACAGCATCAACAATATCTGTCCCATTACAAGCAAGTGAAGTTTTTTTACCATTAGGAATTGATACACCAGTCTGTCCTGATACTTTAACTGTTACGGCAAAACCACCTGTTGTATTATTAAAAACAAAGTATATTTTATTACTTGCTGGTACAATTAAATTACGATTAGCTGTTAATGCACCAGTACATTCGATATACATATTACGAGCCACACCGCTCGCACCATTAGGAATCGTAATAACAGTATCTGCGCCATCCGTAATGGCCTGTGTTTGATAACCACTAATAGCCTGCTCTAGCAAAGTCCCTAAATTGGTATTAGTTGTATTACCCCACGTACCCGCAAGGTCACCGGTACCAATTAAGGTAAGGCCAAGATTAGGACTATAAGTTTCTGCCACGAGCTATCTCCTAATTAGAACCGTCTGCCAATTTGACAGGCGACCCACCTAATAATCCTTTTTGCTTTACAATTTGACGATTAATTTCATTAATAGCTGGCGCAGCAGTATGATATGGAAGCATCTGTAAACCATCATCAATAGTCTTCAATAACCACTCTGGCATCTCTAAAATTAATTTGCGAATGCTGGTATCCATACTTGAGTACCTCCTACTGTTGCACTAATCCAAAAACTAACGCCGCCATTCGATCCGGGTTTATTAGCACTTAATGTAGGCGTAGCCGCACCTGTAGAATTTGTTCCACTAATAACAAGTGGTGTTCCAGACATATTCAGCTTGATCCCACCTGCATCAAGGAAGGTGATCTCGTCCGTGCCAGTGGAGGCAAAGACGATTCCAGCAGAAGCGCCCACATAACGGAGTGTCTTAGTATCACCGACGGTAAAACTCAGAGTCTGAGTAGCTGCCAACCTTATGGCTGAACCAGATAAAGTAGCACTAGAGATATCGATGCCCACTACTCCGGTCGATGAAATATTGATCGCCCGCGTATGCTTATTGCGAATGTAGATACCGTTATAATAAACACAGTTCGCATCCACGCCATTGAATGCACCGATACGGATGCCGTAGCTGATGTCTCCACCGACTGTTACGCCTACATCGCCTACAACATCAATACCGATACGACGTGTATTAGCGTCTGTGCCGTCTGAAGAAATATGGACTTCACAACCAACTAACCCACTCGCAGGATCAGCCAACCCTGATTTGTCATGCGCCTCAAAAACCCCGCCCCAAGTGGGACCTGCGGTAACGCCTACGCTACCTTTGTTCCCTTGACCGTAGACACCGACATTTTGACCTGCGGTAGCAGAGTTATTGACGATACCGAGGATCGCCCACTCAAACTGAGTAACGTTCGCGCCAACATTAGTTTGTGCGCGCAGACCCGCACTGACTCCTACCCCACCGGCTGCTGTGGGGTTACGAAAGATATTATTAGTTGCAAGCTCCCCACTTCCCGGTGGAGCATATTCTGACATCTGGTTGATCACCGTACTAGCAGTAGAAAGTCCTAAGATAGAAGCCCCGGTGCCAGAGAAGGTCGCACCCGGCAAACCTCTGATCAATACACCCGTTGGGATGGTCGGTGTGCTGCTGATGACCCATGCGCCAGCTGGAAATATAATCTCAGAAACAGTCGCAGCTGCTGTAGTTACAATAGAAGAACAATCTACATTTTGAACGGCCCCAAATGATGTGATATCAAAACTATTACTGAGTCCAGAAAAATTAGTATTTATTTTTTGAAATGCAGTACGTTCTGGATCACCCGTATGATCATTTGGAACAGCACCAACATTTATAACCTGTACGGTCATATCAAGTACTACCTGTAGTAGCTCCTAAAGGTGAAGTTACAATAGGACCCCACCCCGGATTTTGAGTATCTGGTACTGGAGTCCATGCTGGTGTCTGAGAATCCGCCACGGCAACCCATCCCGGTATTTGCGAGCTTGGAATTGCACTCCATGAAGTTGGAGCGGCGTCTGCCGTAATAACTGTCGAATCAGCGGTGATGACAGTCTTATCAGCGGTATACGAATCAAAAACCACACTCCAATTAGGAGTCTGGCTGTCATTGATATTACCCCAAATAAGTCCTTGAGTTAGACATAAATTTATCCGATTGAATTGTATCGGTAAAATTTTACTAATAGATGGAGTAGTCGTCCAATCCAACTGATGAAATGGCGTTCCTACCACTACCACTGATGTAAGCGGTAGGGTATTTATCTGTTGACTGGCTACAACTTCATATTTTTTCTGCAATCTGCTGGTATCAACCGGCCTGACAGGGGCCGTTAACTCAAGCAATAAAAGATTTGTCGCCGTAGCGAACGTTACCGGCGTCTTAACTGATGGGGCCGAAGTACTTAACTGCGTTGTCGCTGGATTGGGATTAATTCCCTGCGCCAATGTGTTGTGCTGCTGAACTGCCCATACA